TTATTACACAATAAATTCCATACTATTCAATTACCAGCTATTATAGGATTCTTCTCTGGATCAAGATTTGTTCCTATAGTTACTGCTGTTACTATGGCATTTGTTGGTGCTATATTAGCATTTGTATGGCCAGTTGTTCAAGATGGTATTAGTGTATTATCTACTTTAGTTAAAAATGCTGGTGGTGATGCTGCAATTAGGGCTCTTGGTATTAAAGTTGGACGTGCTAATGGTAAACAATATGTAGAACTTCCTCGTGAATATAAAAACAATTTGTTCACTTTTGCTAAAGTTATTCGCGATGCAAGAAATGAACATAATAGTTTCTTTAGTGACGCTTTTCAAGGAATTATTGCTCCTATAAAAGCAGCTTTTGGAAATGATGATAAAAGTAAAATTGGTTCAAATGCTGTTCGAGTAAAAAGTGACGGTACGACCGATGATGTTGTTACGGATACTACTATACCTAACCAATTAGCTGGAGATTTTGGCACACGCGGTGTTCTTTCTGGTGTTATAACTAATTTTGCTAATTTTGGTGACGAACTTAGCAACAATGCTGATACTGTAATAGAACAAGAAGTTACTGTTCCTACTCAATATTCTCCTAATGCTACGCCTGCCCAAGCACAAGCTGAATATAATATCAAACATGGTATTGGTAGTCGAGAAGATAACAACGCTATTATGAACATTGAAGATGAACGTTTTTATCAAGGTATTGGTAATATTGATTTAACTCAAAGTCCTAATACTTATATTTACGATGAAGATTTGAATACTTATCGTGAAATGGATACAGAAGAAGAACTTAAATTTACTAATATTCTTGCTAATGCTAAAGAAAATGTTGTTACCAAAGGTATAACTCCTTTCAATAATTCTATTCAAGCTATTGTTAGTGTCAAAGACCCAAAGAAACCTAATGACGCTCCTAAACGTATTCGTTTTGACCTTAATCCTGTTATGACTAAAGAATGGATGCAAGATACTAATATTAAAGCTGGTATGCGTACACAAAATCTTCGTAGTTATAAACAGCAATTTAATATTGGTAATAGTCCTTATGATGCTAATATTGGCAAATATCGAATTACTCCAGACCTTGACCTTGTTAATGTAACAAATAATCAAGTTGTTCGTAGTCTTAGTCCTATGGAAGCTCAAGACTTGATTGAAAAAAGTATTCGACTTGAAGATTTGGGAGATGCTTATGTTACTGGAAATGCTCCTAATGCTACTTATACTCAAGCCATTATTAATAGTATTTCTCAAGCATATTCTCAATATCTTTACGGTACTACTGATTATGCTGGCAATATATCAAATATTATTAGTAGGAACTTAACTAATTATAGATAACATGGATGTATTAAAGTTTTTACAAGAGGGAAATAGAGTTCCAAATCCTGATTATAATCCTAAGACTAAAAAGGGGGCACTTCAGCCCCCATTTCTTGTTAATACAGATACTGATGGAAGTAATACTACTGGACTTACAAAACAATTTACAGAAGGACTTAGTTATCGTAATGCGCCTATTAATCTTCATCCAAAAGATTATGCTCCTTACGATGTTTATGTAAATAACTTTGATGATGAAGAAACTCTTAACTTAGAGCGTGCTAAAAATCAAAGTAATGTTGGTCAAGTTATTTATGGTCTTAGTAGAACCTTAAACACTATTACTGTTGGAACTGTTGTCGGTACAGCCGATTTAGCATCTGTTTTAGTAGATGCTTTAGATGAGGATGGTTTTAATTATGAACGTCCTGAAGTTATTCAAGCTTTATCTGATTTCAAAGATGCTATAGATGCTCGTATGCCTCTGTATCGTGAAAATCCAGATAAAGCTTTTGACGTTGCTGATGTGGCTTGGTGGGCTGAAATGGCTCCGAGTATTGCTACTTCTCTTACTCTTATGGTTCCTGGACTTGGTACTGCTAAAGCTGCTGGTGCTCTTGGTAAATTTTTAGGTCTTTCTAAAGCTGCAACAAAAGCTGCCAATCTTGTCAACATGGGACAAAAAACTCGTGATATTATAGCTACTGGTGCTAAGAACATTATTGGTGGTACTACTATGCGTTTGCTTGAGAATTATCAAGAAGCTATTGGTACTAAAGAAAATGCTAAAGAATATGCTTTAAGTGAGCTTCAAAATATGACTTCTGAACAGCGTATTGAATTTAATAAAAATAATCCTCAATATGCTGAAATGGATGACAATTCTATCGCAGAAGATATTGCAACCAATGCTGCTGATGTTACTTTTAATACCGACTGGTGGAATGTTGGTTTTGATGTTTTTCAACTTTATGGTTTACGTAAACTTGCTGGTTCTCCTTTAGCTGTTGGTAAGAGTGCTAATCTTCGTAATCTTAATGAAGTTGCTACTCGTAGGTTTGGAATGACTGCCGCAGAAGCTGCCGATGATGCTGCTCGAGTTGTTACTCGTCTTGATAAAGCTAAACAAGTTATGTCTAATCTTGGTTATAACACTCTTCATGGTGTTCGTACTGAATGGACAGAGGGTGTTGAAGAAGCTGTTAACTATGTTGCTTCTGAAAAAGGTATAGAGCTTGCTCGATATGTTTTTGATAAAGATACTCCCATTAAAGATTTTAATGATTATCTTACCGACCCTCACATGTGGGAAAGTGCTTTTTGGGGAGTTCTTGGTGGCGTAGTCTTCAGCGCTGGTGCTCAAAGTGTTGGTGAACTTTATAATCGTAAATTTAATAAAGAATTTGTTAGTGCTGAGAAGCAACGAGAGAATGAGATTAATAATCGTGAACTTATTGCTCAACAATATCAACAACAAATTAAAAAGATTAATGAAGATAACGTTAATCCTTTTGCTACTGATGAGAATGGAAACAATCCTACTATTGCTAATAACTCTGAAAAAGAATTTCTTTTAGAAGTTGCCCGTAAACAATATACTTCACAGCTTGTTATGAACGCTGTTGATGTTGGCAATGTAGATTTTCTTGAAGCTTATCTTAATAGTGATGCTGTTCGTAGAGGTTATAAAGAACGTTTTGGTCTTACCGAAGAGCAAGCTACTCAATTCCAACAAGATGCTATTACAGATGTTGCTGCTGCTAAGAAAGACTACGTTACTATGGTTAATCGTGCTATGAAGAATGGAGCTAATTTTAATATTGCTCAAATTATTGCACGTCAACATCTTAATAGAAAGAATGCCGAGCATTATAGAAAACAAATGCTTACTGCTTATGAAAATCTTTATAATGAAGAAGTTGCTAATGCTGGACATATAACTCCTGAATATGAACAAGCTATTGAACAAGACGTTTATGAAAATCAACTTCTTACTCTTCGCAATCAGCTTGTTAATCTTCGTCTTAGTGAAGATAATTCTTCTAATCAAGAATTAATTGCTGACGTTCAAGCTAAGATTAAATATCTTGAAGATAATCCGCCTATTGGCTTTACTGAACAAACTGATGATAGTGTTGCCAAAAAAGCTAAAGAATTTAGAGATTTATATAGCAATGAATATGATATTGTTTATAATCTTTATAATCGTCGTTTAAGCAATGCTATTGAAGAAAATACTGTTAAAGACGATGATAAATCTCTTAAAAAGCAAATTAAACATTACAATAAATTCTTTGATAAAGCTCGTAAAGATATTATTGATGGAGCTTTTAAAGATTTAGAAAGACTTTATGATAAGTATGGAGATAATATTTTTGATAGTAACAATCTATCAGAAGAAGATGCTCGTACTTATGATAAAGTCAAAAGTGTTTTTACTGCTTCTGATATTAACAATGACGAAATATATGCGTATATTGATAGTCTTCGTAGACTTAAAGAAATACAAGACCAGCATGACGCTTTTAATGAGCCTGAACAAGAACCTGGTGGTACGAATTTAGATGAGGCTGTAAATGCTGAAGCTTCTCAACCCTCTACGGGGGAGGTTAATGCTGGTACGTCTGAATCGTCTGCTGCGCCCGTATCTGCTCCTATTGATAATGCTGCTAATCCTGCCAATCAAACCAATGGAGTTAATCCTGCTAATCCTGCTAATCAAGCCGATTCTGACGGTCAAGCCAATCAAGCCGATACAACTGAGCAACCCCCCGTAAAGGATGGAAACAAGCCTCAGCCTGCTGCTGTTCCTGTCAATCCGCCTACACAACCTGTTTATGATGATGTTGCTATACATGATTTTCTGCTTGAATGGTTTGGTACTAATATTGAAAATCCAGAAACTCTTACCGCTGATGACATTCAAACAGCTTATTCTTCTTTTATTGCTGCGGCTAAGTCTGCTGGTATAGTTAAAGAAGATGCAGATGTCGCTTGGAATAATCTTGTAGGTGCCATTTATGGAGATTATGTTGTTCGTCAACAAGGTATTCTTACCAGCGCTTTGGATGATAATGATAAGATAATGCTTCGTAGAGCTTTATTTGCACTTATTAATCGTCGTCGTGGAAATCGTTCTGCTGTTCAAACTATTATTGAGCAATTTGTTGATAAGACTAATCCTAATACTAAAGAAAAGTTTGGTTTTGAGATTAACGATAAAACTTACTTTAATATAGAAGATTTAGTTGCTCATATTTATAATATTGCTGGTACAGATATAGTTGCAGAGTTTTTATTTGATGAAGTTGCTAAATATCTTCAAAGTCCTATTAATCAAAAATTTGTTGCTACTGACGACCCAAGCATTTATCGTCTAAGTAGAGAACAAAAAGCCAATCGTATTTATAAGCATGCTGAAAATCGTCTTTCTTTGCTTTCTACAAGTAATCAAAATACTATAAATGTTGATGATACTATTAATAATGAAGAAAGATATACTGCTGTTGTAAATCTTAATCCTGGAGATAAACTTGTAGCCAATATTAGTAAAGATAAATCTCGTTTATATTTTATTAATCCTAAAACTCATGGAGTTGTTGGTTATATGGGTATTCCCAGATACGATGATAGAACTGGTACTCTTAGTCATGTTAATTACGGTTGGAGATATAATGTTATTATTAACGATGATGGCAGTGTAGATAGTAATTTTAAAGATTATGTTTTTGATATTATAAATAATAATCCTACTTTAGCTAATGAACTATTTCTCTTCAATCAACGTATTCTTGAACTTAGTTATTCAGGTCTTAACCCCGTAGAGGATACAGAAGTACAAAAAGAAATTGCTCGTCTTTATCCTTTAATTGAAAATAATAATATTAGTGTTGGTGTTAAATCTGAAGATGATATTTATAATCATGTTAAACATCTTGCAGATATTATCGGAACTGCTTTTGCACATCCTTCTGAAATTAAAGATAGTGTTGAAGATTGGTTCTTGAAGATTGGTTCTTCTTATGCTCAAACTTATGCTTATGCTAATGGCGAAGTTCAAGGAGATTTTGTTGTTGGTAAAGTTAATCGCGGAACTATACTTTTGACTGATGAAGCAAGTCAAGAAGTTCTTGATGCTGTTGATGAGTATGGTGAAGATAAAGTTAAACTTGCTACTGTTACCCAAAGAGGTTTGTTTCAAGTTAATGACGAAGATGGTCTTCGTACTGCTCGCGACAAAGAAAAATTTATTGGTACTTCGTTTTTGTTTATACCTGATGGTCACGGTGGCTATGATATGGCTCAAATAGCTAAACCTTTATTTGCTGATATATCTAATGATAAAATTGATGGTATTAAAGCAGGTATGCGTGGAGAAATAGCCGCTTGGATACATGGTTTTCTTAGCAATAAAATAAGTCTTGATGATGTAGCTAAATATGCTGGTGAACTTTTTGGTAAAACTGGTTTATTTAATGGAGTTGACTTTTTCCATAATGCTAAGCAAGGTTTTATTAGTTTTTATTTTTATACAGAAGGTCGTGATGATGTCGGTAAACGTACTACTAATAAACATTATTTGTTTACCCTTAATGAAGCGTCTGGTCGATATGGACGTAATGTTGCTTTCAATACTGATATAGCAAATAGGAGTAATCGTTCTGTTGAAGCTGCTAATACTAAACAAACTTATGCTTATGTGAGTAGTTTTAATCAAGCTAATAATAATCAAGATTTACTCGAAGATATTGATATTTTTATCAATAATTCTTTTATTAGTGTTCCTTTTAAAATGGCTGCTGATAAAACTAAAAGAGAAATTGCTGGTAGATATGTAGGTAAAAAAGATGGTAAAGTTTATATTAATGTTGGTTCTTATAAAACTGAATATAATAGTTATCAAGAGTTTCTTGTTAATAATGGTTTGATTAGAACCAAACTTACTAAAGATGATAATGGAAACAATTATAGCCACAATAAGTATGTTGCAGTTAATACTATATTTAATCCTGTTATTGCTGCTAATAATGCTGTTTCTTCCAAAAAATTAACTGATAAATTTGATTCTGCTGTTTTTGTTAATTTACTTAATAAAGGTAATACTATAATTGACACTTATAAAACTATACTTGATGGAAATGAAAATGCGTTAAAAATACTTGATGCTATTGATAATTTAGGCTTCTTGCCTATATTAGCGGAAGTAGACAATAATCTTCTTGATGCACAAGGTAATCCTGCTTATGCTGCATACGATTATGAAACTAACGTTATTAGTTTTAATGCCAATGAATTTGCTAAACATGATTACTTCTGGGGTTTAAGACGTTTTATACATGAAAGTCTTCATCAGAATTTAAATAATAAATATACTCGTACAGAAGCTCTTGATAAACTTCGTCCTATATACGAAGCTTATAAAAAGTATGTAGAAGAAAATCATCCTGATGATGCTTCTTATACCAAATTCCTTAATATTCGTGCCGACGAATCTATTAATCTTGAAGAATTTATTGTTGAAAGTCTTACCAATGGAGAACTTATTAATCATCTTAATAATATTTCTGCTGATGGAACAAGACTTGATAATAATGAGAATAAATCTCTTCTTAGACAACTTCTTGATATTATTATAGATATTCTCGGTATTGAAGTTAATAAAGATAGTTTGCTTGAACGTGAGCTTATTCTTTTGAATGAGATTAATCCTAAATCTGATAATACTGCTATAACTGTTGATGTTGCTCCACAAAGTTATGATATTGACCTTTCTGAACAAAGTTTAAATAATCCTGATTTTTATGGTAATGATGAATTTGCTAATCCAGATGATGGTGGTTATAATGATGATAATCTACTTAGTGCTGTTAGCGACAATTATACGGCACAAAATTTATCCGACTTCGTGAACGGCATGCCGACACCGTTACAGCCCGCTATGCGTTCAGCGCTGCTACGTGGCGAACTTTATATGACGTGCCGATAGATTAATCGACTTAAAACAAACGTGGCTTAGAAGCCAAATAAACCGCATTATCGGGCATGTAAGTATGTTTTACTTCGTGTCCGATAATGCTATTATTAACAATAAACTTATTAATGTTATGGATTGTAGTACAGTCGTTATTAATAATGACGCTCTTAACAAAAAACTTGCAACTGAGGTTGGACAAGGAACAAAGAGTTACAATGCCCTTTTTGCCGTTACCCAAGAAGACGGTTTTAAAAAGTATTTAGTTGATAATAATATCGACTATGAAAATATAGATGAACTTTATAAAGCTATTGTTGCTTATAAAGCTAATTTTACTCGTAGTATTAGTGACATTATAAATAATGAAGCCAAAGAGAAAAATCAAGGTTTTAGTTCTTATACTGCTCGTGTTGATGCTATTAATTATTTAGCTAATGTTGCTAATGTTATTTATTTTAATGATTTGTTTAGCGGTCGTAATCTTATTAAAACTTATAACAAACTTCATAATAGATTATATGAAGTAATTGTTGATAATTTTATTGCTACTGCTCGTAATTATTACGCTAATATTAATGCTGAAGTAGGTAATACTATTCAATCTTTTATGAGTAATAGAAGTCCTCGTTCTCAAATACTTGGTTATCTTAGTAATGTAATTAATACTATTCCTCTTAGAAACCATTATAATATGATTATGCTTCTTCAAGATAAAAATTTCTTTAATGAAGTTGCTAATCATAAACAAGTAGCATCTATTATTAATCGTCTTGATGATACTTCTGACGATAATACAATTGATTCTGATAGTAAAGATTTTTATGAAACTGGAGAACTTAATGCAGATGCAGTAGATGCTACTGATAATTCTCTTGAACAGCTTACGAATACTCTTGGTGCTATTACTAATTATGAAGGTCACATTGACGAAATAGTTAAAGTTTTTCTTAACACTGTTCCTAAACTTGAAAATACTACTATCAATACTACCGCAAAAGGTAATAATCGTTTCTATCGTAAAGTTAATGAAAATGTTGGTACGCTTGAATATGAAGATGCTGATTTTCTAAAAGCTCTTCTTTATACCAAAGTTCGTAACGATAACTTTGACGTATTTATGGATAGTCTTGAAGAAGTTGCCAATAATGTAAAAGGAGCTGAATCTCTTATTTATATTAAACAATATCTTAAAGAAAATCCTCAATTTGCTTATAAGTTTAGAATGATTTTTAATCGTCCTATTCCTAATAAGACTGAAACTTATATTGATAGCAAAGGTAATCCTCGTACTAATGTTACCAATTTATCTGCTCATCCAGCAGATGTTATTTTCAATAAGCTTGATAACGCTGTTCGTAATATTTCTATTCCTAAAGCAAATAAAGCTATTAGTCAACTTGATAAACTTCTTGAATTTACTAAAAATAATATTACTTATAGTAATGTTACCGAAGAAGAATTTGTTTATAAAATATATAAGATAGCTAAACTTGTTATTCCTAATATTACAGTTGACGCTATTAAACAATATGCTCGTAGTGAAAATCAAACTATGAGTAATCTTCGTAAACCTAAATTATATAATAAGTTTATTGATAATTTAGCAAATACTCTTAAAACTTCTCGTGAATTTAATGATATTAAAAATAAATATATTAAAGCTACTCCTGAAGAACGTGCTGTGTTTGACGCTCAACAAGGTAGTTTTTTCCGTCCTATACAAATTATAAATCTTCGTTTATTTGCCAATGAACTTAATAAATATTTAGCGACTTCTGTTTCTCTTAATAGTCGTAATCCAGAAGGTAATCTTCAATCAGATGTTCTTAACCGTAACTATGTTCTTACTTTTAATCAAATACTTGATAGTGAAGAAGCATGTCGTGTTTTTGCTGAACAAAAGTTTAAAAGTACAGATTATAATTATAGTAACATTCTTATTGAGAAAGTTGACAATAATGGCAATCTTGTTCCTGGTTTATTTAGAAAAGTTAGTAATCAATACGAACTTACTTCTTATGGAAAAGAATTAATGCGAGTTAGTTTCTTTAATGGTGCTAATGATAGACGAGATTATTCTCCTTATATCTATAAGACTATGACTAAAGGAGATTATCTTATGTCTAATTTCCTTGAATTTATTGCTGCCAAAGAAGAATCTATTACGTTTAATGGTAAAGACCATAAAGTTCGTTTTGCTAATCTTTTCCTTAGTATTCCGTCTGATGCCGGCAATCAATTTATGTTTAAAGCTCCTATTATTAATATGAATGGTCTTTTTCAAGACACTGATAATGGTCGAGCTTTTAATGTAAATCATCCCATGTTTGCTTCTTTCCGTAATATTATTTATCAAGAAATTCTTGATGCTTATAATATTTACGCTTATATCTTTGAAGCAAGTAATAATCCTGGTTATGCTTTTGAATTTGCAAATGGTGCTCCTGTTATTAGTAGCACTTATGATGAAAAACTCATGTATGAAAATTATGAAGTTGCTGATTATAAAGAAACTGTTAATGGGAAAACTAAAACTTATAAAGGAGCATTTCATATTGACGAAACTACTGGTCAATATGTTCTTCATGGTCGTGGTACTCGTCTTTCTGAATTAGATACAGAATATGCTAATCTTAGTCTGTATGATAATCTTCTTGGCAATGGTAAAGTTATTGATATTCTTTATGGTCAAATTGGTGATACTGGAATACAAGTAGTTAATGGTCAAGTTATACTTAATAATAAACAAATTGCTGCCATTAATGATGCTATTTCTCAATATCTTGATAGTTATCTTACTAATGCTTACGAAAGTCTTAAAGAAGAGTTTCTGACTTATATGGAAGCTATTAATGAAAATGCTAAAAAGGTTATTATTAATAAGACAATAATACAAGAATTTCTTCTTAATGACGTTATTCATCAGCGCAATCTTGATGATTTGTTTAATGGTAAAAGCAAATACTATAAGAACAGTGGAGATATTCTTAAACGTCTTAAAGAAGTTCAAGGTAGTGGTGCTCCTTTTGGTAATAGCAATATTCGTGTAAACGATACGAATCTTGCAACTGCTCCTAAAATTAAATTTGAAGCTGGTGGTCGTCAATTTGAAGTTGGTTCTTCTTTTAACGCAGTTACAGTTTTAAATACAAAACGTGCTGCTACACAAGAAACTCTTGACCGTATTGAAGCTCAACTTAAAAAAGCTGGAGTTCCAGAAGCTCGTAGAGAAGAACTTCTTGATGCTTATCGTAGTAAAGAAAAAGTTAATGATGCTCAATCTTATATTACTTTTGATGAATTTATTCGTCGTATTTATATAGCTGGTGAATATAATAAATATAAAAATGTTATAGAAGCACTTCTTAGTGATAAACCTCTTGAAGAAATTGATTTTGATACTCTTAATAAAATTCAAGTTCAAAAGAATTTCTATTATACTCTTCATTATGATGCTGCTCGTAATCGTGAAGTTCCTCTTCAAATTAAAAATGCCGAATATGTTCTTATTCCTAAGCTTATAAAAGGAACAGAATTTGAAGCTATTTATGATGCTATGAAAGCTGCTGGAATTGACCAACTTAATACCGTTGAAACTTCCAAAGCTGCTAAGAATAGATTGATTGAGCTGTGGGATTCCTCTACGGGGGAGCTAACTGATGCTAAGCTTCAACGTTTTATTGCTGATGCTGATAAATATAAAGAACCTTATCAATATACTTATCTTTATCGTCAGCAAGAAGTTCCTTCTCATCTTAAAGATAAAGAGAACAAAATAGGTATTCAAGTTTATAAGAAGCTTCTTGATAATATTCCTAATGATACTACTGGTCGTGCTCTTAAACAAAGAGTTTTCCGTAATATTGTTTCTAATATAAATACTTCTTTTGCTAACGCTTGTACTTTACTTAATATTCCTCTTGATTCTAATGGTAATCTTCAATTTGACGAACAAGGTAATATTCTTGGTCTTAATTATGAAAGACTTTTGAAACTTGCTCGCGAAAATGCTGCTCGTAATGGTGCAGATAAAAATACTCTTGATTTTCTTACTACTGACGAGAATGGTAATCCTCGTTATCCGATGTATCTTAATAGTATTTCTAATAAGATAGAAAATCTTGTTAACGGTATTTTTAATCGTGAGATTACTCGTCAACGTATGCCTGGTTGGCACGCTGCACAGGTTGCCGATTTTGGTTTTGGTGGTTGGAAAACAACTAAAGATACTGCCACAGATGATAAACTTGCTTATCGTAAAATTGGTAAATATGATGGTAAAGATGTCTATTATGCTGAAATCAAACTTCCTCGTTGGAGCAAAGAACTTGACGGTGTTAATATAGAAGATGTTAGCGAAGATGCTCGTACAATGATTGGTTATCGTATTCCTACCGAGGGTAAACAATCTGTTATTATTATGCGTGTTGTTGAATTTCTTCCTGATGTTAGTGATAGTACTGTTGTTCTTCCTGAGAACTGGGTTCATCAATCTGGTTCAGACTATGATGTTGATAGTGTTTATGCTATGACATTTGGTCTTACTAAAGGAAAAGATGGTAAAGTTACTGTTTATAACGATAAGAAATTTCATCTTGATGCGCCTCGTGGTAGTGAAGAAAGTAAAGTTGGTTATATTAATTATGTTCTTTCTAATATTGATAAAATTGCTCGTAGAAAGATTAGTGATTATGTTGATAAAGCTGCGCTTACTAAAGATGAAATTAAAGCTCAATCCAACGCTGAACGTGAGAAATTAAATGCTGATTATTATGAAGCTGTCAAAGCTCGTATTGATGATATGTATAAATCTGTTGACGGTATTTGGAAATCTGCTAAGAATAGTAAGAATCCTAATGTTAAAGAAGATTTATACAAGATAGCTACTACTATTGGTAATAAGCCTAAGAATGTTAAAACTGCTGATTATGTTGCTGGAGTTCTTACTCGTCTTTACGAGCTTAAAATGTCTGGTAGTATTGCTGAAACCGAAGCTCTTGATAATGTTCAGCTTGTATTTGAGCAACTGCAACAAGAAATGGACGCACAGTCAGATGCCAACGTAGAACACTCGCAGAAGCTCTCCGAAGCCCTACAAGACGTTTTCTCGCAGGCACGTGAACAACAGTTCAGCGAGGCACAAAAGTCCGCGAGAGAAGCCCAAATGATGTCGTATGATAAATGGTTTAATGCTAATAAAACAGATAGAGTTGATACTCGTAATCGCAATAATGATTTGCTTGATGCTTTTATTAGTATTCTTCATTTAGATAGTGCTGTTGAAGAGAATGTTGGTACGTCTAACTTTAAAGTCTTAGACGAGTTTAATAAAGCCTGGCGTAAACGTGTTGATACTGCTTCTCAATATGTTGTTAATCCTAATCGAGTTGGTTCTCATGATTTTCTTACTCAGCTTAATTGGCATGAAGCTGCTTCTGCTGGACGCACTCTTAAAGGTATATCGGTTAATCTTGATACTCTTGCCAGTATTGGTAATGTAACAAGAATGACTGCACATAAATCTATACCTGTTGTTTATAGTTTATCTGAACTTAAGAAATATTATAAAGATGAAGCTGCTATTAAAGCTCGTTTTAATGCTAAAGGAGAAGACAATGTAACTATTGATGGCGATAAAGTTATTATTCGTCATAATAAGCTTGGTTGGAGTACTGATAATAAGAATATTCATGGTGCTCTTATTACTTCTTATACTTCACAAACTACTGCATATATTCTTGATGTTATGAAAGCCGATGCTGTTCGTAATCTTAACCGATATACGTTCGTTGCTTTCAAGACAATGACTATTGCTGGTATTGATTTCGATACAGCTCTTAGCATGCTTTATCAACCTATTATGGATAAACTTGTCCGTAATGTTAATGAAAATCAAGGTTTTGGAGTTAAGAGTGGACTTGACCCTCTTGTTACTACTTTTGTTGATTTGGCAAAAGCAAATGGTGTTGAAACTTCTAATAGTATTAATGCTGTTATTTCTGCTCTTGATGCTAAATTTGGTGATGAAATAGAACGTATTTATGGTGATAGACATAATCCGCCTATTAATATTGAAATGAACCGTAAACGGGTTGACAACAAGCTCTCCCCCGTAGAGGAACAAATCCATGACTATGTTGCTCTTAAACAGTTCTATAATATTCGTACTCTTGGCAATATTATTAATAGTCACCTTTCTATTATGACTACTGATAAGTATGGTGCTAAACAAACGTTCTATATGAACAATAAAGTTTTTACTAATATTAATCGTTTGATTAATAGTTCTAATAAACTTTATTCTTTTAATGAAGAAACAGGTGATGAAACTGGTCTTCTTGAATCTATGTTTCCTGGAATAGAAAACGGTATTGAAGCTTTTGCTAAATCTGATGTTATGCAGAGTACTTATCCTATTCTTGCTAATTATTTACAAAAGTCTACCGTTCTTTCTGTTAAAGTTGCATCTGCTTTTAATGATACTGCTTCTGAACAATTTGTCCAACGAGTTAATGTTCTTGGAGATTTAACTTCTAATGGTCGTCTTACCGAAGAACAATATAAAGATTATTCTGCTTGGCTTGTTTCTCGTTCTTATTTAGCTAATGCTGGTTATACAGCTTTAACTTCTCCTATTACTATTGATTCTCAAACTGGCATGTTTGGTATTGATAAAGTAATGACTACTGATGATGGTTATGCTATTCGAGAAATGGAGCTTGCTCGTATTGCTGGTATTGGTTTTAATAATGAAGCTATTGACGATTTAGTTATCAATGATATAACTAATCCTACACAAGAAGAAATTGATGCTTTCAATCGTCTTACTCCTGCTCAGAAAGTTATTTGGATACAACAAAATTTTGGCGAAGATATAGGTATATTTAGACATTTTGATGTTAATACTTTTAATGATAATACTTTCCGTCGTCAAGGTTATACTGGACAACAAATTCGTTTGAATCAAGGTAACAATAATATTGATACTATTCATAACGATTTTAATGTTGCATGGAGTAGCAATAATCCTATCATTAAACTTGCTCTTGCTGATTTAGTTAAATACGCATACGTTCTTGAAGGCAATCTTTTCCGTTATGGAGCTGTTACTCGTGCAATACCTGTTACAGTTCTTAATGCTTTTAATCAAGGAGGTCTTAATATAGCCGATGATGCAAAAGTTGGTATGGACAATTGGCGTGTTACATCCTCTACGGGGGAGGCATCAGTTAGACTGGCTCTTGGTTATGTCCGTCAAAATCTTGATAGTTTTAGAACTCAATTTGCTAATATAGGTCGTTTTATTGCAAAGAATAAAGACAAAGAAGATGCTCTTCGTCGTTCAATTTATTATACTAAAGATAGTTCTAAGATTGTTATCAATCTTAATAATATTGGCGAGAATATGACTCCTGCTGAATTTAATGAACTTCTTACTTATGGTAATTTGATTAATGAAGACGGTAGTCCTAAGACTGTTGTTCGTCTTACTTACGGTGGAGTTACTCGTACTTATACTGGTATTTATGATGACGGTATTATTGTTTATCATCCTTTGTCAAGACTTTCTACAATTGATGTAAACAAGACTGTTGAAAAGAGTATTATTAAAGATAATAATATTTATCCTGCTATTGATGAAGTAATTCATAATGCTACTGAAAATAAACTTGCTAAGCATTTTGATTTACTTATGCAAAAGATGGATGAAAATGATATTGTTACTGTTGAAACTAATGCTGCTGTTGAAAATGTTATTGCTAACAACAATTTTTATGAAAATCCTACTCCTGTTGTTGTAAATCCTGGATTTACTGGTACAGTTAATTTTGTTGCTCGCGATGGATATACTTATATAGCAACAAGAATGAATAATGAAATAGCTGCTGCTATTACAACCAAAAATGATTTAAATAGTACTAATTATGCTCGAATCCTTAGAGAATATCCTAATCGTAATATTGAAGAAGATTATCAACTTCATAGAGTAGTTACTCATAAACCTACAATTCTTTATTCAGCTATATCTGATGGTGACCCAATTGTTGATAGACTTAAACATGTTAACGCTTATATAGGAAGACGTGCTCAGAATGGAGATAAGATTGCTTCTTCTGTTATGCGTACTTTCCATAATGCTAATTTAAATAACATTGATGTTAATTCTATTGCGGCTAATATGCCTCTTAATGCAGTTGCTGTTGCTAATTACATTAAAGCTGTTTATTCTGAACTCAATGGTCGTATTAATAACTTCATGGTTGATGTTAATGGTAATTCTATAGCTATTGATGACCCTTCTGTTATTGAAGCTGTTATTGCTGTTAAACGAAATATTAAACAAGTTCTTATTAATAACGATTTTGTCAATAATGTCGGTGCTGAAATAAATATCAGTACAACCCCCTGTAGGGGGTACGACAACGAGCTTATTGCTGCTTATAATAAAGTTGTTGAACTTATTAATAATGGTAAGATTAATCTTGATAATTTCCAAGCTGCTTTCAAAGATTATATTAATCTTCCAGCAAGTGAACTTTCTGAATTAGGTAATAATATTATTGGTTCTGTTCAAAATGTTATTGCCGAAGTTGAGAACGATACTATTAAGAATGATTTCTTTAACATTATTAATACTGTTAATACTTTACGTAGTCGTTTCTCTATATTTAAAGATTTGCCCGTAACTGGTGTTGATGATGCTACTGTTGAAGCAATCAATATTATTAAAGAAACTCTTACTAAACTTGAAAATAATGTTGCTGTTAATAAGGCTCGTGATAATTGGTTTGTTCGTTTCTATGAAGTAACGAGCAACAACCCAATGTTAAAAGAAAGAATGATGGACATCTTTACTAATTATGGAGATACAAGTTTCCTTGACCTTTGGTTACAAGATGTTCATTTTAATCGTAATGCTATTGTTCAAACTATTATAAAAGAAGTTGATAAACATCTTAAAGAAGCTGAAATAAAAGGCAAAAATGAAACTATTGAATTTGCTTCTCAGATGAAAGCTATTAAAGAACGTGCTGCCAAAGCCGGTCAATCTGTTAATTATAATAGAATGATTAAGAATGGTCGTTTTGTTCAAGCTTATGATAGAAAACTTGATGAAGATTATCTTGCTTTAGATAAAGCATATACTAATGCGGTTGCTGCTACTCAAAGTACCACTTCTGTTGAAGCTCTTTGGGCTAAACATAAGAAAGATAGATTTATGGCTAAAACTACTATTAGTAAGTTTAAACCTATGGTTTATCTTCTTGATGAGAACGGTAAGATTGATGGTGTTATTGACGCAGATAAACTTACGGCTGATGAAAAGAAACAATACAAAGCTGTTCTTGATGCTGGTATTACTTTGACTTATGAAGATGCTCTTCTTACTATGGAAGAGAATATGCTTACTAAATATCCTGATATTTATTCTCGTTATAAAGGACTTCTTCTTGAACAACAAGACATTCTTCTTAAAACTGCCAATGGTCAATATAGCGAAGAACAAAATGATAAACTTAAAGTTATTTATCGTAAGATTGCTTATCTTACTTCTGATTTTACTGACGATAATGAACTTAAACCTGCTAATGAACTTTCTGCTTCTCGTGCTCTTTCTGAATACGTTTATAATATAGCTAAAATTAAAGAAGCTTATTTTGAACGTAAAGCTAAGATTGGTTTTCAAGAACAACTTGAAGAAGCTCTTAATACGATTGAACGTATTGAAGTTCGTAATGACAGCGGTGAACTTCTTATTGATAGAGAAAGTCTTATGAAGAATGCGGAATATCGTAAAGCTAAAGAATGGCTTATGAATAACGCTATTTATACTATTGATAAAGAGTTTACTAAAAGTCTTAATAATGCTTATTCTGCTTTAAAAGATTCTCGTAAGCCTGGAAGTGTTTTTGCTACTTTGGTTAAAGCTAATAACGCTCGTGATGCTTATGGTATTGTTAATGGTAATTTGTTTAGTCCAGAAGAAGTTGCTTCTATTCGTAAAGAAGCTTTATTTGGATATAATATTAGTCAACGTAGTGGTCTTCCTTATGCCGGTATTATTCGTCCAGTTAGAATTAATGATGTTGTTTATCTTCCTGAATTTTATAATAAACTTAAAAGTAATCGTAAACAACCAGCCGAAGAGATAGAAGATACTGAAGCTATCAATACTATTCTTAAAAAGGCTTGGGATAATAAAGGTGCTTTTAATTTTAGACAAGGTGCCCATAGTCTTACTGTTCAAGACCTTAATAATGTTTTACTTTTACTTGAAGATTTAGGTCTTGTTCGTGGAAAAGGAAGTAAAGCTGTTGCTGAATTTATTGAAGAAGAATGTGAAGTTGTTATTGATGAAGATAGATTTAAGAATGACCGTATTGATGCTCAATCAAATGGTGCTGAGTTCTACAATAAATGGAAAGAAATCTTTACCAATGGACAAGATGTTAATGGTGATTTAATTCCTAATACTACATTCTACGGTACTATTCGTCCTAAAGATATTAATAAATGGAAAGACATTAAACGTACTAACGCCCTTCAATTTATTAAGAAACATACTCGTACTGTTACTACTGAATATTATAACGAAGCTTATCGTGCTGCACAAGCAAAAGGTAATGAAGAATTTGTTAAGTGGTATAAAGAGAATCATGTTTATAATCCTTATGCTCATAGCTATGAACCTATTCGTATTTGGACTACTACCGAATATATAGACGATAGTGGTGCTAAAGTTAAACCTAAATGGAGCCCTAAGATACATCAAAGTGAAAATATTGCTGACGAAAAGCTTCTTAATCCTGATTATAAGCCTAATTTTCGTAATTATAAACAAGGTTCTGGCTATGATAATGCAGATTTTGCTGCTCTTAATCAGTATGAAAAAGAAGCAATTGATTTAATGTATAAGACTATGCTTAAGCATGCTTATACAAATAATAATAAGTATTATGTTAATGCTGGTTATTTGCCTTCAATTGCTACTACTAAAAAGTTTAATATGGCAGAAATTGGTAAAGAAGCTCTTGCTTTTATGGGTTTCTCTGCTAATGTTCCTACTGATTTGGAATGGAAAAACGATAATGAGATTAGTTTTGATAACGATTATCTTATGCCTAATCCTATGCTTCGTAGAATTGTTGACCCTAATGCTAAAAAGAAGCAACAACTTCCAAGATATAGAGATGATAACAATGGAGAAACTCAAGCAGATTATATTGTTCGTAGAAACAATGCTCGTTATGCTAATTTGGAAATAGATGCTGATAACGAAAAGTATAATGCTGAGAATATAGATACTGATTGGGATAAAGTATTTGATAGTTTTATCAAAACAAGCGCTAATCATGATGCTACTCAAAGTATTAAACATATTCTTTATGCTGCTACTGATGCTCTTAGTCAACATAAATCTTATGCTATCAGAAGTTTTGGTCGCAATCTTGTTGTTGATAAAGAACTTAGTGATGCAGACCATATTACTTATAAGACAGTTAGCAATGCTAATACTATTTCTCAATTAAAAGATTATATTCGTCGTAGAGTTTTCCAACAATATAAGAATAGTAGCAATCCTACTCTTCTTCGTATTGCAAGTATGGCTCAGAATATAGCTGGTACTAAATATATGACTGCCAATATTACTGGTGGTATTGCTAATATTCTTACGGGACATACTAATATTGGTATGGAACGTCTTGCTCGTGAATATTTTAATGAGGGTGAATATGCAAGAGGTGCTGCTATTTATTTTGGTGGTACTATTAGTTATTTTGCTGGAATGTATAGTGATAAAGCTACTTCTTTACAAGATGGTATTATTAAAGTTGCTAACATTATCGACTATGATAGAATTAATCTTATAGAAAGTGCTGAGGGAGTTCGTGAAGCTCTTAGACGTTTCCGTGGTTCTTTGTTTGCTGCTCAATCTATTGGTGAACATCACATGCAAAATAGTGTTCTTTTTACTATGATGCAAAGTCATAGACTTGTTCAAACTAATGATGGTGAATGGAAGATTATGTCTAAAGAAGCTTATGCTCGTGAAGGTTTTGAACGTGCTCTTCTTAATGTTCTTACTGATGAACAAATAGCAGAATATAATGCTGCTAAAGAACGTATTCGTAGTAGTGAAGAAGAACGTTTTAAAGCTAATACTTTCAAGATTAATCTTGTTACTAATTTCGTTAAGACCCTTAGCAAAGCTCAACAAAGCGAATTTATTAAAGAGCGTAAAAAGGTTCGTGCTGAATATAATAAAGCCTTTGCCAATAAATGGGATAATATTTATTCTCAATTTGAACTACGTGATGGTTATGCCGAGATTAAAACAGATAGTGCTTTAACTTATAATGAATTTGCTGGATTTGTTAATAAAGTAATTAATGTAAATAAAACTATTCATGGTGTTTATGATAAGATTGGTGCTGCCAAACTTGAAAACAATATATGGGGTGGTTTATTTACTCAATTCCATAAGCATCTATATCCTGGTTTTAAAAAGCGTTATCGTTGGAATGCTTATTACGATGAAAGTCTTGATACTATTCAAAAAGGTGCTTATAAAAGTCTTTTTGATTTTCTTACTATTCCTTTCAAAGATGCTCGTGAAGCTAACAAAAATAGTGAGAAAACTAATGCTCTTATTGGTCTACAAAACTTTCTTAAATCGTTTGTTAATTTTGCTGTTAATTTCCATACTAATTATATGCTTCTTCCTGAAAATGAACAAGCTAATATACGTAGAACTTATGCTGATTTTCTTTGGACTATGGCTGCCTTTGCCGGTGTTGTCGCTTTGACTGCTTTAGCTGGTGGAGATGATGATAATGAAGAAGCTATTTGGTATAATCTTCTTATGTATAATGCAGACCGTCTTGCTTCCGAAGCTCAAGCATTTACTCCTTGGGGTGCTATTGCTGAAAGTGATAAACTTTGGAGTAGTCCATCTGCTTCATTTACCGGAGTTAAAGATGCTTTTAAAGTTGCTTCTATTATGGTAAATGCTATTGGTGACGGTGAACTTCTTGAAGAATACAAGTCTGGACAATATGCTAATAAAACCAAACTTGAAGTATTCTTGCTTCGTAATACTCCTGTTGTTCGTGGAATTAATCGTCTTATTGAACTTCCTAATAATAATAATTACTATAAACTTGGACAAAATATGATTGGTGTATTTGATGCTAAAGCTCTTGGTGAACAACTTAGAGATTAATAACCAAATGCTAATATCCCGTCTACAACGTACTGTAGACGGGATTTTTTATTTTTCTTCAACAAACTATTGTTGTATCCAAAATTCTTTCTATATTTGTCAATGCAGGCGTCGACCTTGTTGATAATCATGCAAATAGTATTGATATTAATAAGCATCACAAAGGTGATGATTAAAATCTTCGGTATGCGAGTGGTACTATGCTAAATGGACAAAGCCAAAGACTTGGACTAAGTATTAGTATCGTTCAAAATATTGCTGCTGACGGTCATAATGTTTTTGGATATTCCATTCACGGAAGAGTTCTTAGAACCGTGCTTGATGATGGTGTTAGAGGTTTGGTTATGATTGAAGTTGTTGACATACCTTTTATAGGACAAGACGAATACCTTAATATGGTTGTGTCAAAATAAATTGATGCTGTACATAAAGAGGTTTATAGTCAAAGATAAACTATATCTGAACATGATATAACAGATGTTGTTGCTTTTCATAGAAAAGCTACAACACAAGATAGCAAAACGAATATTTATAGAGATAAATATAGTAATAAGAGTGCCAAACCAAAACACGCTCTTGTTACAGCTTCCGAAGATAATAAGGTTGACGCTGCAAATTCGACTACTATTGGAAGTAAAAAGCCCCGACCTACCGCTATGGTAAGCCGGGGTTTATTGTATCTATACATGCCGTATTTAGCTATTTTCCTTTGCGAATTTCGCATTTTCTTTATTGAAATGATAGTTTGTATTGCTTTGATACGAAAGTGGCTACATGAGCCTTAAAATGGGTCATATTTGACGAGCTTTAATAACAGCAATAACAATATCAAAAGCATGGGCAGCAACTATATAAAAAGACCTCCCCCGTAGAGGAGTAAGCAGAGCATCATTATCTCATGCCTATCCTTTACGGGGGAGGTCATTGTTATTCTAACTAATATCTAAATCTTGATTTAGCACCAAGACCATTTTGTCTAATCCAATCTTCATAATGAAACAAAATAGTTCCACATTCATTTTTGGAATAACCTTTAGCAATAAGTTCTTTACGCTTATCGCTAATAGCTTCACGAATTTTATCTTCACGTTTTTCTTCGTTGTATTTAACAACACCATTCATTCCATCTTCAAAAAACACTCGTATAACTCCAGGATTACAACAAAGATAAATAATAAGAGCAACTAAAAGAATACCAAAATTGAGTAACATAGCTATAACTTCTTTAATAATTTCATCATATTAGTAGCATCAGTTTTCTTATCAAAAATAAGATTATTAAACTCTGCGTTAATTTTAATAACAAGAGTACGAAAACCACGGTCAGTCATGTGCTGGACAGCATAACGAGTAATTTCATTACCATTATCGTCTTTAGCTTTAAAATCAAAAACTCTTAATTCAAGTGCCATATTATAAAGTTTAAAATTAATAATCGAATTAAAAAGGCTGCTACTACTTTCACAAGCAATAACAGCCACATCTAACAAATCTAAATTAGCAAATGCAACACCCCGTAGAGGAGCAAGAATCTGGACAATTATCTCATTGTTCATCCTTTACGGGGGGTTGTATCGGCTGTATTGTCAAGATTGGCAAGATTGGCATTTGTACCAATCTTGCCATGTATAACATATAAAATTTTTCTTTTATGATTTGGCTGCTATTACAACAACATTTTCATAATCATCACTGTTTTGAACAGCAATAATATCCATATTATCGCCCCAAGCAATATCAAGAACGATAACTTCCGTATCTTCGGGATAATCTTTAAGTTTATCAATAAGTTCTTTTACTTTCATAACTTTAATAACTTATTCAAAATTTAATTTAACATCATTATCGTCTTCTTCAACACGAACAACAGAATACCAATCTCCGTAACCATAATCATATATAGTAACTTCTTTTTCAGGACTACATTCTTGAAGAAGTCGAATAAGTTCAACAACCGTCATAATTCGATAAATTTATCAATAACAGTTTTATAAAAATCAGCAGGCATAGAACCTGTAATACGAGCAACTTCTTTATCGTCTACACGAAAAATAAGAAGAGGAACAGCAGTAGTATGAAACATACTAACTCTTGTTTGAGCATCATTAAAAGTATCTTTTTGAATATCTATATCAACAGGAACATTACCTTCAAATACATTATCAAAAATAATACTATCAACTAAGTCACAAGCAAGACAATCATTAGCTTTAACAAATTGAATTGTTTTCATAGCTTTATTTGCCTGTGGAGCCAAATCCACCAGCACCGCGTTCAGAAGTACTTAAATCTTCAAGATTATCAACTTCATGCCAATGAATTTCTTCACGACGACGAACAAGGAGTTGGCAAATTCTATCTCCGGGATTATAAGGGAATATATCATCAATAATATCTCCCTCTTGAACAACAACAGCATCTCTACGTTTAAAGATAACAAGTAATTCTCCACGATAACCGGCATCAAGAGTACCAGGCGCGTTAGGAATATAAACATCATATTTAGTATTACTGCTACGAGGACGAAGTTCCATTTCATAATGTTTAGGAAGCTCGAAATGAAGACCAGTATGAACAACCCAACGGTCTTTAACTAAATCATATTCAATACTCTTAGCAACAACATCCATACAAGCATCGCCATCTTTACCATAAGCAGGAAGAGGAATAGATTTATCTTCACGATAAACTTTAACCTCTACACGATTAATATCACGGTCAAGCTGTTGATAAAGTTCATCCATAGTACTAACAGCACCAAGATTATAATCCACAATAGCATTTGCGACGGCAAGAGCTAAATTTCCCATTTTAATAAAATTGTTTTTAAGTTAATAACTAAGATAATATTTCTGCAAAATTAAAATTAAGAGCACGTTCAAGTTTCTTAGCTTTATCGTTAAATAAAAGACTATCCATACGTTTAGTTCCATCGGCAGAACCATCAACGTTAGAATAGTAGCCACTAATAGCATTAAAAGCACCCCAAGCAGTACCAGCAATTTCTCTTTGTCCAATACCACTATGATAATATTCATAAGTATCACTAATAACATTAAGTTTTCGTGTACTTATATTAGCATCGTTAATAGCAAGGGCATTGCGATATACAACTTCTTTAAAAGAATGTTTTGTAGTATTTAAAGCTTCAAGTTCAGTTTCTGTAAGATTATTCTTACAAATATACTCCATAACATCTTCATCGGTAAGTTTAATATCAGCAAGAACATTATAAGCCCATTCAGTATTTTTAATACGTTTCTTAGTAATACCAAGAATTTCGTGTGCTATTTCAATATTTTTATGAACACTTTCAGTATGACGAATGCTAAAACTATTAGTAGAAGTTCTAATAGCAGCATTAAGAGTATTTTGACAAATAACTCTAATAGGTGTAAACAGAACACGAACACCGCTACTGCCATCATGGCTATTAGTAAATACTAAATAGTTTTCAACAGGGTCACCATGAACAAGAATATTATCAGGAAGCTTAGCGCTAACGAAAATACGTTCGCCATTACCAAAGAAACCAGCAGTTTGCCAAATAGCAGAATTTTCACCAATAACAGTATCGAAGAATTTAAAAGCAGTACTATTTTGAACAATAGTATATTTACCTTTTACCATACCAAGAGGAATTTTATAATCATCTCTATAAGTACAGTATTGGTTATCACAACGAGCATAAATATTCTTACCAAGAATATGAGCATCATTATCTCGTCTTTTAGCTTCGGTCAAATCATCAAGATTTTTATCCATATCAAGAGATAGTGGCATCTTAGCCACCATCTCTGCTTTCTTTACTTCCCAATTAAGCTGGGCAGCTTCAATTACTTGAGCAGAAGTTCTGCATTGAGTAACATCTTTACTACCTTTATATTGCCAAGGAAGTCCTTTAATACTATAAGCCATAATCAGATTTCTTTTAACAAGTCTTCTATAACGTCAATAATACGCTCACGAGTATTAATACCATAAGTGTTACGAACATATTCAATAACTTCTTCAAGTTTATCTATAACGTCAAGCATAACTTTATTATTTAATAGTTAAAGATTGACTTTGACAAAGTTCAGCAACAACAAGAGCAGTTTCGCGAGAAGTAATATATTGCTTATAATCAGAATTAGAAGAAGCAGCAACACGATTTGCTTCATGTTCGTGATTAAAGAACATATTAAGAACATCCCAATTTACTTTCTTACAAAGGTCAAGAAGATTAAGTTCAATTTCAAATTTAACTTTAGTAGCTTCAAGGTCTGCTACAGTAAATAAAGAATCATTTCTTTCTTTAACAGTTTCGGTGGCATCAGGATTTTCAGCAACAAAATTAGCATTTACAGTTTGAATAAAACCTTTAGGGTCAATATTATCAGCTTCATCAGCATCTGGTTGAAGCATATCGACGTTCCAAAGTTCACGATAACGTTCAAGAACAGCATCAATTAAACTAAGAACCAAAGGAGTATTGGTTTCACAAACAGTAGTAGCACGAGTCATAAGTTTAGCATCATCTAACTCAATAACTTTATTACCGCTCTTATTAGAATTACCCCATTTAAGAACAGCTTCAAGCATAGCATCTTTAAGTCTTTTAGCGGCACGCTCACGAGATTTTTGAAGAACTTCAATGCGTTGCTTCTCATTCTTACAAGCAAGTGCACGACTTTCAATCATTGTAAACAATTTACGATAATTATCAAGTTTTTCATTAAGATTATCTTGACTAATTGCAAGCTGTTCTTCAAGTTCAGGAGTAATTTCACCACCATTATCAATAATTTCATCAACAATACGTTGAAGTTCAATATCAATTTGATAAAGAGATTTATTCATATTATTTTTCTCCTTTTATTTGTTTAAATGCAAGTTCTTCAAGCTCGGGAGTAACATCTTCAAGACGAATACCTTTCATACAAGGACATTTTTTCCATTGAATATAGTAATAACAACTAAGAAGACCTAATTGATAACTATCTGCATCAACAGCCATAATCCAATTGTCTGGAGCAATTTCTACTTCAACACAATCAATAACTTGTTTTTCTTTTGGAGTATAAGGTTTGCTTATATCATAACTCCAAAGATTACATCTATTAATATAACGACCAGTTAAAACATCGTCTTTATATTCAAAAAGACCACCGTTCCAAGTAATACCAGTATTATTGTTTTCCCAAGTTTTAGTATCATACTTATATCTTTTAATAGGTTTCTTACTAAAAGCATAAATATTATAAATATTACCATCAGGGTCTTTAAAGAAACTACTATTACGATTATTTTGGCAAGTACCGTCTTTACTAATAACATTCCATTCATTATCAGTAAATCGAAGAGGAGAAATAACACCCCAATTACAAAGATTTTTAACAAGGTTGATTTCCCAAGGAGCAGAACTTCCACTATTGTTATGAGAAGCAAAAACAACAATAGCTTCAAGAACTTGTTGATACATCCAATTTGCAGGTTCATTGCCATTAGGAGTATAACCGGCAAGTTTAAGTTCTCTTATAGCATGCTTACAAATATTACTATGTTCAATAATATGACGCATAGCTCTTTTATTAATAAGAGGCGTTTTATCAAGCTTTTTATAATAACGTTTACTTTTCTTCATTTAATTACTAAATTTATCTACAATTTTAAATCTATTAGTTTTAGCACGAGCACAAGGGTCACTATCTATATCGTTGTTATCACTAAGACTGTGCAATCCATCACCGTTATCAACAAGTTTAAGACCGTTTTTGGTAGCATATATTTTATATCCCCAAAAATTAACACCAATTTGAACAACTTCAATAGGATTGTTTGCGTTTACGAGGTTCTGTTGCATAACGATAAGCAGGATTAAGATAACCAGTAAGATAAGTCTTTTCAAGAGGAGTAAGAACAGCTTTCTTTGCTTTCTTTATAAGAGCATCTTGATAGTTTCCAACAAGACGAGCAGGTACATGAACAGAATAAACATGAGTGCCAAACTCAACATCACGTCTAACAAGAGCTTTTCTCATAATTTGAATTTTATAAGGAGTTTTATCCTCATAATTTCTTTTATCTTTATTACCAAGTCCAAAAATTCTACTAAAAATATTCATAGTTGTATTAATTTAATTATTTAAATTTATATCCAAGTTTAATAAATTCTTCACGTATCATACCAGCAGCAATCTTTGCATTTGGATGAGGAGCACCAGTTGTGCCATAATAACGTAAATCAAGAATAGCTCGCCATTCTTTTATAGAATATGTATAAGCACAAATAGTAGCAGTATCAATAGGAAGTTTGCCACGAGCATCTTGACGATTTAATTTATATTTATCTATAAGAAGTTTATAATCTTCAAAATCTTTTTTACAACCTCGAAGATAAACATTCATAGCTTCATCTAAATCTACATCATTATTTTCATTGAACATATCAGCTTCTTCATCGCTAATCCAATGAGGCTTACAAAGAGTACCATCTTCATAAACATATCTTGTAGATTGTTCAGCAATATTATTAGGACTAACACGGTTAAGCTCACGAGAAGTACTAATTTGAGTAGTAACTTTAAAAGTATATCTTATAAGTTGCCAACCAACTTCCCAATTACTAAATTCTTCAGCAGTAACAATAAACGATTCAAGAGTTTTAAGAATATTATCTTTATGTTCAATATAAAAATGACCATTAGTAGCTAAATAAATAGCTTCATTGCCAATAAGATATTCAACATAAGGGCAAAATTCAAATCTTGTAACAAGTTCTGTATATTTATCATCTTTAGGAATAATATAATAAATAGAACGATGTCTAAACATACTAAGATGTCCAAGCTTTAATAGATTGTCAACAAGCTTCTCATCTTTACTTCCATCAGAAGCATAACAAATTCGAGCACATTTAGCAACATGATGAATCCAATCATCATTTTCTTGCCAAAGCTCAACAGCGGGTTTAATAATATTCATAACTATATCTATAAGTCTCCCCCGTAGAGGATGGTCAAATCAATTGTTTTCGCATAATATCATACATCTTGTAATAAAGAGAAAGAAGAGTAGTTTTATTATCAATATCAATACAATTTTCAAGAATATTAATTCTTTCGCTTTCGTGAACAGATTTATCATCTTTAGGTTCAAATCTATTAATACGATAAACAACTCCACCTTTATCTAAAATAGCATTAACTTCGTTTTGAAAACGAACATCAGGAATAAAACAAAGTCCATAATGATTAATACAAGCAGTAGCACGAAACATGGTATTATCAACCCAAATATTTTGACTAAGATTATTACGAAACAGATTTGTTCCAATAGCTTGCATTAAATGACGAACTTTGACACCACAACGAGTAGTATTTAAAGGAATACCATAAGCAACAAAATCATTAAAATCAATAACATTATAACCTTTTCTAACAGCAATATTAAAATCAATGATTTTTCTTGTATCAAAACAATAAACACCATTGTCTTTTTTATCTCTATTATTTAAATCTTCCAAAGGAATATTAAAAACAATAGAAACAACATTTTTCATAGCATCACTAAAATGAACAACAGGAAAATCAGTAGGACGATAATTAGTATCATGTAATTCTTTCCAAGCCTTATAAGTAGCATAAGTACCTTGTAGACGTTGGTAATTAAGAATTTCAGCAGCAGTATCTTTACCAGAACCAATAGTTCCAGCAAAACCAATAAGATTACGTTTACTAAAATTTATCATAACATTAATATTTGCAGCAAATATACGAATAATAGTTACATGAAGAAAAAACTATTAATTTTTTTTCATTTTCCAAATGACGCATTTTAAGGCTCGCTGTTGGACGTTTGTTGAAATCAATACAATTAATCATCTTTGAATAGATAATTGAATGTATGCGAAAAGAAGCGCATCTACGGCTGCATTTCATGCCATTTTAGTTTAGTCGAAAGCAGATATATAGCAAACAAAAAGGCTGGCAACAACAAGTTCATTGTCATTACCAGCCTTAATATTAGCTTATCTAATACGATAAATAACAGCTTTAGGATTATCTCTTTCTTCAACAAGAATACAATTTACATTATAATTCTTATTAGCAGAAGGAATAATATTATAAGTATAAATCTTATATCCACCGGTATAATCTCGCTTGATTTTAACAGCGTCTTCAATTTCATCCGCATAAAGAGCTACAAAGAATTGTGTAGCTTTAGTATCAGCATCCCAACGTTGAAGAATATTATAAGATTTAGCTTCAAAATCAGTAAACAGAATAAGAGATTTAAAGAAAGCATCATAATAACTTTTAGTCTTATCTACTTTCTTAGAAGTAATAACATGATAATCGTAAAGAATACTATTAACTTTATTATTATCTTGTTGAGGAACATTTTCTGTCTTTTCTATCGGCTTTGTAACTTTACTAAAATTAAACTTCGGCATTAATTAAACTAACTTCTTTAATGTGAAAAGGAACTTTCTCAACACCACTTCGTTCGCCATAAGAAATAAACACAGACTTACCAATATAATCTTCTTTATGATTAAGAATATATTCTTGTTTATCATGGGGAAGACTAAAACGAGTTTCAAAAGTAGAATCGTTAATATCATTACGACAAGTAATAATAGGAAGATTGCGTTTACGTTCAGGTTGAATATCAACAATTACAAACTTACCGTCAGTCTTAGCTTTAAATTTTTCCATATAACCAACACGACGACGACCATATTGATAATCAACATCAGGATTACGAAGTATAAGTCCCTCAAAACCTAAATCAATAAATTTATCTCTCCAAGCATGTGCATCATTGTCGTTACAAATATCATAAGTAGGAAGAATAATAAGCTGTTCTTTATTATTAAGGTGTTTATCTTTATCATCAAAAACGATACGAGGTTTTATATCAAAACGTATTCTATCTCGTTTATGTTGAACCATTTCTGGAATAGCAATGTCATAACACCAAAATTGAAGAAGCTTATTATGAGCATCATTGGGGTCTTTAACGAAATGATTAATCTCATTAACACTATAACCAGGAAGATAAATCTCTCCATCAAGCGCCCAACCATAATCAAGCATAGCTTGAATTATATTAGCAGGCAAAGAATCAAACAAATAATCTTCAAGAGTAGTTAAAGTATTCCAAACAATACCCTCTCTACTTTGAAATTTAAGTCTAACAGGATTAAAAATAGTATCTCCTTTATAAGCAGTAATAAAACAACGAAGACCATTAATCTTCCATTGACCAAGCATACAAGAAGTCTTCTTCCAAATATTACCAGTATAAGTCTTAGCAAGCATAGGAAGAATATTTCCATTATTCTGATTATTACGATAAGAGGGGAGATAAGCAACAAGATAAGCATAGAGAGCTTGTTCATCCTCTACGGGGGGTAATTGCGCGTTATCTTTAATATCGTCAATACTTACATAACCTTGTTTCCTCTTTTCGTTATAACGAGAAAGAAGCTCTTTATTAGCATCTTTTTGAGTAACTTCATAAGTATCAGTATGAATCGCTTTACCAACAATACCATACTGAACAACTATACAAGTTTTATAAGGACTAAGTTCAGCACTCCAGCGATAAGGCTGTTCAACATTATTTTTTCTATATAACCATATCTTCATTTATCCTTAGGTTTAAATGTACCAAAACTAAATTTAACAGCACGAGCATTAAGAGCATCTAATCGTCTATCAGCAGCAGTTTTCTTTAAACTACCATCTTCGGATAAAGTTTCTGTGCTAACTTTTCCGCTAAATATGTCTTTTGTAGCAACTCGTCGAGTACGAGGTTTACGTTCGACAACATCGGCTTTATCTTTTTTACTTTTAGCACCTTTACTTTTTTTATAGTTACCGATTTCAGGATGTTCCGCTGCGAACACTTCGTTTTTCCTATCAAGAGCATTAAATCTTTCTCGGTATATTTGACATTGTTCATCAGATAGTATTCCGTTATCAATTCCATGTTCTATAATGTAATTATATTCCCAACTATATCGGGCATAAGCATAATGATTTATATTAATCGGATAACCAACTCCCTCAATATAACGAGAACAATCAAGACTATGAAGCAAATCATCAAGAGCACGAATATGCCCTTTAGTTTGTATTTCATAATTCGCCCAATTCGTATCATAAATATCGGGTTCAAAATTAATACTCATAACTACAAGTCTGATTTATTTATCTTGAATATCAATACACGCTTAGGCTTACCAATAAGAACATAATTGTAACGATACCAAAGAATAGCATCAGAAGTTGTTGCTCCTTTAGCTTTACCATCAATTGTAGTAAAACAGCCTTTCTCATAATCAAAATTTGCATGAACAAAGTTATCAGTTTCACCATGTCCAAGCAAATCAAATTTCTTAATAGCATTGGTATCTTGAGGATTATCAATATCTACTTCGCCGTAGCAAATAACACTTTTACGACTAACTTCAAGATTGTTAAACTTATCACCAAGATTAAGTCGTTCAGTACGTTCAAGAGTATCTTCTTGCTCTTTGGTAATTGGTATCATTAGCACTACTTTGTCGTGCATGTCTCTAATACGGCAGAGTATCGCTTTCTCCCGTATCCCAAGTAAGTTCACTGTCTTCTCCATTGTCTTCACTATTATTAGTTAGATAATTATAAACATCAACAATAAGTTGATTAACTATTTCATTAGAATATTCTTTCTTCAATTCACTAAAATCTTTAACATCATATTCTTTAGGGATAAGAATTGGAGTAATATTATAAGCATCACGAAGCCAAATAGCTTCACGATAACCTGTCATATCATTATCCATAAGAGAAATAATGCTACCATTAGCAGCAAGCTTTTCTTGAATAAAATTATATTCTTTTTGTTTAAGACGATAAGTTTCATGAGGAAGATTAAGAACACCAATCTTTAAATCAGCCGCTTCCACTCCCCGTAGAGGATTGGAAACATAGAAATGGTTCTCAATAGCAAGTCTATCTTTAGTGGATTTAGTTATAACAACTATATTATAATCATTACGTTCAAGATTAAGTACACCTTCAATATGATTACAATTAGTAATAAATCTAACATCACCTTTCTTTCGTTTAGGAAAATAAAGCTTAATATTATATATACCATGTTTATCTTGTCCAAGAACATAAGCATAACAAGGGTCTTTCTTGTCATAATAATACTTAGGTTCGGGATTAGAATAACGATTAATATAATATTGCTCAATAGGATAAACGAAATGAGTGTTAAGATGATTAAGACTAATACCAAACTGTTCCCAATATACTTTATCCGATTTATTCCACGGACGAGTAGCAATTTCGATAACAGATTTACGATTACGAATTTCTTGAAGAGAAACAGCTATTTGTGCATCAACGTTGGTATCTTTTTCTTTACCGTAAATAATATCACGAAAAGTATAAACTATATGGCGGAGAACGAAAAGAAAATCAACTTTATTATTAATATCTATGTTTCGTTTGACAATACCAGACAGAACATAAGCAGCAGCATCAAGACAATCTCCCCAAAAATAACCAGCAAAATCTCTACCTTTAAGAACACCTTTATTGTTATAACGAAAACCAAAACTCGGATGTTCGTCAGTTCTAAAAGGACTGGAAATAAGATTGCCGGTATCAATGCAATGTTGAATAACATAATCACTTACACCTGAATATACGGAGAAAATTGTAACTTGACTAACTTTGGAAAATATAAAGTCTTTAGTAAGCGTACCATTATTAATAGTTCTTCTCATATTGTCATTGTCAATAGTAGTAAAATAAAAAGGCTGTGAACCGCCAATATAGGAGTTCATAGCCTTACAGCCAAATTTATTTACTACTTATTTTTCGCCAATAATAGCAGCTTAGAACGGCAAATCATCAGCAGGATTAGTAGCAGCGGCAGGAGAAGCAGGCATAGGAGCTGCACCATAACCGCCTACTGGAGCACCAGCGGGTACTTGCGGATTGAAAACGCCACCAGCAGCAGGAGCACCTGGAATAGCAGGAGCAATCGGAGCTTTAGCGGCTTCGCGATAAATCAAGCTTTCTTTAGTCGGGTTAACATGGAGAACTGGAGCTTTAGTTTGGTCGAAGATTTCAATAACACCCTCACCAACAAATCCGTTGAAACCAAAATCGCCAGCACCGTTACCACTTACAACAGGCTTCCAAGCATTCTTGACTTTAGTAAAACGAAGCAGTTTCATCCAAAGAGGAATATAAGAACCAGCGGCAGTTTTATAAACAGGCTTACCATTGTTTTCCATAATAGAAATAAAGTTCTCAAACAGAACTCTCCAACCACTAAGAACTTCTTCAGGTTCAACAGGAACATACTCCATTTGTTCGTTAAAGTCTTCGTAAGGAAGTTCAAGAGCATCAGCCATTTCTTCCGGCATAGGCTTACCTTTAAGAACAAACACATTCAGAATGTGTTTTAGATAATCAAAGACTTGATTAACTTTCCATTCTTCGGTAGCACCAGGAATAGTAAGAGCATTGCTTTCAACAGGAGAGAAACGAAGAGTAACATATTTACGAGCAGTTGCATCCTTAGCATTGCTTGCAAAAGTAAATACTAAACTCGGAATAGCAAGACCTGCAAATGAAGCACGACCACTATCTTCTTTCTCAGTAGCCCAATCAAGTTCAACTGTTTCAAGATGTCCTTTAAAAAGATGAGTAGCCTGGTCAATATCACGTTCGTCAAATTTAAGACGAGCAGTACCACGACTTTCGGAAAGACCACGACGGCGTTTCTTAGGAGCTTCAGCAGTTGGTTGATTCTCTACTTTAGTTTCTTCAACAGCTGCATTAGCAGCAACATTTTCTACTTCGGCTGCTTGCGCATTAGCAGCCACTCTTGTAGTTGGCATAATTTAAACGTTTAAATGGTTAATAAAATAAAGACAAATAAAAAGGTGTACAATCAACAATAGTATCATGTACACCTTTTATATTAGTTATCTAAAATAACGGAGAATTATTCAGCGTCAGCTTCTTTTTTAGCAGCTTCTACATTACGACCACGAGTCGGAGTTTCGTCTTTGAAATTACCAAGCATAGCAACCTTAACTTCAACATCCTTACAACCGTCATTGTAAATACCTGTACGAAGTTCAGTTACATCTACTTCAAAAGTACGATTAACAGTCTTAGCTGCATCACCCAAATCAGCTTTCAGTGTAGCCCAAACCGCAGCATCAGAGAAAGTCAGAGTAACACCAGTACCGGACAAGTTAGAAGAATTAGCACATTTAGCACCTGAATACTTCTCAACTTCATCAGCGTCAATAGTCTTAGCCAACATCTCTATTTGCTGTTCTTCTGTGATTCCCTCGGCTTGCAGAGAAGCAGCAAAATCGGGGTCACCATTGTTAACAGCACTTTCAAAGATAGCTGCAAAGTTATTCTTAACATAAAGCAGCTTGTCGGCAATAGTCATACGTTCTTTGCACATCATAGGATTACCTTTAGCGTCAAACAGTTGAACGCCTTTAGCAATACCCCATTCGTCAAATTCAGCATGAATAGCAGCAACACCCTCAGGAGTATTGATGTCAATACCATTTTCTGCACACAGAGCAACAAGTTCCGGATTACGTTCTGCAATAGCCTTGTCAACTTCGGCAACAGTAGAAATAAACATTACATAGTCACCGTTAGCCAGACCCAAAGCACGAGATACAGGCGGAGTGATACGGAATGCACCAACTGTCGGATTGATAACCAATTCAGGTTCACTAACAACACCACGTTTAGCAACGTTAACTGCACCAAGACCAAAACTTAATTTACCATTTGCAAAAGTTTTCATAACAAATTTGTTTTTAAAATTAATATTGTGTGGCTTATCACCACGTTAACTAAAATTTCTATTTGTAATTTAATCGACATTTTCGGCACTAATGTCGATAATATCCGCATCATTAAGTTCACGACCACTAACAATTTTCAATTCAGAAGTTTCCATAACTCCAAAAAGAATATCAGAAGCAATATCGCGAGCGGCATAAGTAAAAGCACGATGTCCAATAAGAATACGAGCATATTTTTGGTATGTATCTTTGGCAAACATACCTGCTGCTTGAGCTTCTGAATAAGAAAAATGTCCAATAGCGTGAACTTCTTTACCATTAACGATACGGCAAAGGTCATATTCCGTAACAAAATCAATAGGTTTAGCAGGAATACGAGTTATAGGTATCTTCTTTTGAGCAATAATATTATTAGCATGTTTCTGATTAACAGCTACTTGATGATGTTCAGTAAGCTGATATTCACGATAAGTATTCCCATTAAAATCTTGATACCATTTAACTGGATAAACATATACATGTTCTGTATCAGTTTCTGATTTCTTAGCAGCTTCATCAGCATTTGTAGCTTTAATACAAAAGTCTGGAAGAAGATTTTCGGCATAAACATTAAAACCATCAGTATATTCATACTGAGCGATATAATCTTTAGTAAGTTCCCAAGTTATCGCTGCCCTTGATAATAATGCTTTAATAATATGAATATCAGTCCCAGTCTTACCGTTAATAACATGAATATGTTCAATACATGTACTAAAAGGAAGACCTAAATCTTGTGCTCGCATAAGGATAGCAAGACCATCATTAACAGACTTAACACCACCTTTTTCACTTCTCATAATCTTAGTGATAAGCATTTCAGCAGCAGCTTGCTGCTTAGCATCAAAAAGATTAATAGAACTAAAACCACGAGCATGATTAACAGGAAGATTTTCATTTTTAGTTGCAGCAGGAACTGAATCTGCAACTACTTCTTGTTGTTCATTGATTTCTTTATTCTCCATTATTTCAAAGACCTAACTTTTTGTTCTTGATTACATTGACAAAGATAGATATTATCTTTAAACTAACAATCATCAGCAACGAAAAAATTCTGTTGATTATCACTTTTAACAATTTCGTGCATTGGGCTGTTTTTCTCTTTATTTAGCTCTTTTTCCTCAATCGTGCCAGCAAGATACAATTTATAAAATACAGCCTTATCAGTATTAAAATGAATACCGTTATAACGATAACGAAACTCTTTGATAGTATCGTTGAACGGGGTAGTGAAAATAACGGCATCTACGCTGCATTCCAGCCCCGTATAGCCACGATTTTTCATACTCAATACACTTAATAAGGTAGACTTCTGAAAGTCGCTTAAATCGCACGAATTTGCGTCGAGATTAAATCGCTCGACATTAAGATTAGAAAGAGCTTGTGCTTTATAAAGACGAATTTCACCTTTATTATTTCCAGATTTATAACGAACATAATCTCCAGTTGTTTCGTCAATAATAGCTTTAGGAGCAGCACAATCGTGATAATCACCACAAGCAATACCATTCTCAAGAAGACATTCAGTTATAGCAGCAGCAAATTCGCCACGTTTAGAAACAATAATAACTTTCTTACCTTTAAGCTGATTATTAAGCAAATCTAAAATAGCGTCAAATTTACTATAATTATCGGTAAGAAGATTCTTACGTTCTCGCATAACATTATAAGCTGTATTAGCTCGTTCTTCAAGAGAAGTAGGATTAAAATAGGAATCAACTTCTTTATCAAAAGGATTATTTGGGTCGAGTTTGTCACTCCAACCATTATAAGCAGCAATACCAAGACGAACTTGTTCAGCACTTTCTCCAGTAAATTTGTTACCATTACGAGCAAACTCCATAGTTTCAAAACTACCAAAGATATTAATACAGCCAGTAATATAATCAGTATATTCCTCATACTTTTCTCTATCACCAGCTTTAGTAAAGCCAAGCATGATACGATGTTCCTCTACGGGGGAGATAACAGATGTAATGTCTGTAATCTTAGCATTATTCATTGGCGGAAAAAGCTTATAAATTTCAGCTTTATCAGCAGCAGAATATTTATCATTACCAATAGCATTATTCATAATAAACAAACCATACTTTGTTCGAGATGCAACAGCACGAACTCCAGCAACAGTTTTAAGATTTACATAAATAGCGATATTATAACGATAATTAATATCATGTCGAATATAATCGACACTTAAAACAGTATAATTAGTAGTAGGAATATTATTATTGTTAAGAGTATTAACTACAGTAGAACGAGTAGCATAACAATCAACAACAATAATAATTTTAGTAGCAGGATTTTTAGCAATACTTCTTTGACAAATTTCAAGACAAAGAAGAGTTATATCCTCGTCAAGTGTATAAATGTAAGTAGCATTGGCATTAAATTCACTAACCCAACGAGTAGCAATATCGTAATAGTTATTAGGTATCTTCATAGTCATCTTCATCAAAGAGAGTATTATACATTCCAGCTTGTTTTTTAATCTTAGTCTTGCCTTTACCTTTAGGAGATATGCCAAGCTTTACAGGATTGATAATCTTATATGCTTCATCATAATAATATTTATAATTAATATCACGAAAAGCAATATCAACATCATCAAGACTGTTACAAACTTTAACTTGAACTCCAGCAGCCATACGTTGACGAGCACCACTAACATTATGAACTTTCTCAATCATACATCCACTGTTAGAAACATAAAAACGAACATATCGTTGACAAATGTGAACGGTATATTTACCGTCAATAACTTTGGTTTCTTCAACATGGAACTGCTTCCCAACATTCTGAGTCATACAAAAGTCAAGAATATTGGTAGCAGCTTTAAGAGTATCCATAACAGGAATATGATTAATAAAATAATCATAAACAGCTTTGCTAACAATAGGCATACTATAACCTTTTTGAAGGTCATTAAGATACATGAGAGGATTAAACGTTCCTTTGAGTTCATCTTCAAGTTTAAGCTCGCCAGTTTTCTTATCTTTAACTCGAAATTGAGCAATATAATTGTTCACATCACGAGCTATAAGACAATGAAGAACATCACTATCGGCACTCATACCGGTTCTTTCTTGCCAATCTTTAGAAATAGCATTAAAAGTTTCTATTTGGTCTTCATAAACCTTAACCATAATACCATCAGTATTAGCAGAAATAATACGAATACCGTTAGCTTCAAGTTCTTCACAAAGCATAAGCATCATTAATTGGCCATTTATAGTAACTTGAAGAGTTGCAAGACGGTCATATAAAGCTCCGTTTTCAAAACCAAATTTACCATAAATAGAATTAATAACTATCTTAAGAACAAGCGCAAGAACATCACGAGGAATACCATCTACAATAGCTTCATCAGAATGTTTAACTGTAACACGAGTATCTTTCATCCATTGAATAAGATTACGAAAAGCGCTCTTAACCATATGAGCAGGTGCAACTCCGTAATAAGCCATGATTGAAGGATAATATGAAGAAATATCGAAATGAAGAATTGTATAAAGACGTGAATCTACGGGTTTATCAATAACCTCCCCCGTAGAGGAATGCCATACCCCTTTCCATTCAGTAGTGCTCCATATTTCCATAGGAATATCTTTACTATGAAGACCACCAGTAGCCAAATTATAAACTGTTTTACCAATAATAATTTCTTCTTGAAGAGAATCTTTATTAACTCGATAAACAACAGTCTTTCTAAGTTTAGCAAGTAATTCTTGAAGTTCAGGTTTATGAAACCTAACACAATCAAAAATAATCTTACCAATACTCATGGCTTTACGTTCGGTTCTTCCGTCTTTCCAACGGTCATAAGGAATACCACTAAATTTAGTATAGAATTTCTGAAAAAGAACATCAGCCATATTACTACGGCTACTATTAAGAACATCTACTTCATAACTTGCACTAACGGCATAACGAGATTTAATTTCGTCAGGTTTAAGACGAACTATTTCGGCAACAATAAAAACATCGTTAAGATTATAATGAAGCATATCAGGAATATATTCATCGAGAATATACCTATCCCATTTATCAATAGTGTTATTAAGTTCTTCAAGACTATATCCTTTATACTTTACATCTTTATGATAATATTCTGCTTCTTCTTCGTTTATAGGAGGAAGTTCATATTCAAGAAGTTCATACCATTGAAGATTAATAGAAGTCTGTTTAAGACCTTTAGGAATATATTTCTTTTCTCCTGTTTTACTATCGTTATATGTACCAGCTTTATTAAGAGCAAAAACTCTCATAACATCAACTCCAACAAAAGGAAGTTTAAACTTATTAAGACTACGAAGAAAGAAATCATTTTTACCAGCTTCTTTATCATTCTGTAGTTCAATAATACGTTTACTTGTTTGATAAAGTTTAGTTATAAGTTCTTTAGTAGTATCAAACTGATTAAAATACATAAGAAAAGCAGCAATCATAAGATTGTCATAAGCTTTACTATTATATCCATATAAATCTGTACGGGCAGGAACTCCATTACTGTCAACGGCAAATTTATAAATATAATCAACCATAGTAAATAGTTGACTATCATCAGTAGCAGTAATGTAAAACTTTTTGCTTTTAACTCGATTAAGCCTATCTTTAATCTCAGCAACTGTTAGTTTTTGAATAAGAGGAATTTTCTTTCCTTTATTATTAACACAATCTTCAAAAGTTTTAAGATAGTCAGCCAAATCAACAAAAGTAATAGAAAAGAAATTGGGAAGAATTTCAACATCGAAACATTCTATTCGGAGCATAATGTTAAGTTCTCATATATCTATATTTATTAAAATGTTGAATAGCTTTAGCAAGTTTGCTTTTTACAGCTTTAATATGCTCGGCATCGCCAAGTTTGGTCAAATTGAGAGGAATATAAAGAATATGATAACCATTGGAATAAAAGCTTTTAAAACTATTATTTCCCGGAAGAACAGCATTCCAAGCACGTCCAAAGATTATCATAAACTTATATTTAATAGGAGCAAGTTATTGACACATAATTCGATTACAATGAATATTAGCATCTTTAGCAACATTATAAGATGGATATTTAGGACACTTAATATCATAAGTAACATAACATTGTTCAAGTAGTTCGTAATTAGTCACATCAAGCCACATGGCTTTTAATATACTAATAAACTTATCTCTATTTTCCTTGCCATAAGCACGAGGAATAACAAGAACAGTATCAGAAGTAATACAACCAATTCCTACTTCAATATTACGACCAGTATTAAATAACCGATTAGGACAAGAAACACAATAGGCACATGTATCAACAGTCATATAGAAAATCATTCTTCTATTATAACATGAGCATCATAACAATAACTTTTAAACATTGGAGAATGAACAAGAACTTTATCATCACTTTCAATAATATCGTAATTCAAATATTCATCTTGATTCATATTCCAAGAATATTCGGTTTCTTCTAATAGACCAACAATAAAAAGATTAAAAATAACTGTATATCCAACAATAATACCTTTATCTTTATTATGAGCAATACAAGACTTGCCAATGTATTTACCAAAATCAGAAACCTTATCTAACGAAATTTCTTTTTTAGCCATAATTTAAAACTAAGAAATCAGAAGCACGAGAACAAGCAACATAAAGACGTCGAAGCAAATCATCAGCATTTGTATAAGGATGTCCATTCTTATCAAATACCATATCGTTTATATCAACGAATACATTTTTGTATGTACTACCTTGTGCTTTATGGCTTGTCAGAGCAAAACCGTAATCAATATCACGAGTAAACATAATACGTCCAAGAGTATCTCGAACATCACAAAGAAGAAGATATTTACGCTTAAATTCAAAATACTTTTTCCATTTAGAACTTCTATCATAAGATTGAGCAGCTTTAGCAGCATCAATAAGATAACTTAGTTCTTGACAATAAGTATTAAAAGTATAAGCATCTCTGTGGTCAATAACAAACAAAGGTTTAGTAATTCCACCACCATGAATGGCTTGAAACTTAACCATAAAACCTTTAAAGTTATAATCTTGGTCAATAAAATTAAGAATATCACGAATAATATAATCTTCGCTATTATTAATAATAATATCATTAAATTCGTCAACTATTGTAGTATAACTCATAATCAAATCATTATTATTAAGAATAGACCTATCAGCATTTTTAATCGTAACATTCCTAATATGATTATTCCAACCAGTAACAGCTTTGTTTGTATAAGCAACAAGACGATATAAATCTACATTCTTTTCAAAATCTTTATCAACGAAACCGCGATTGATAAGTTGTTTAAATTCATCATTACCAACAACTATATAACCTTTGCCGTCAACAACATTCTTACGATGATTACAAATATAAGAAAGAAAATTATAACTTCTATTCTTAATATCTGTACGAAGAATACTAAGAAGTTCTCGAATAGGATTACTATCTTCTTGTCTAACAATCTCAGTAAGGCGATTAATTTTATTCGCTACTTTAAAAGCATAAGAAACAGTTTCTTTAACAGGAGCAAGCTGACTATCGTCACCAATAAAAATAACCTTAATTTCTTGTTTTCTACAATAAGCAAGTATATAATTAACAAGAGCACGATTAAGCATCGAACTTTCATCAATTATAAGAACTCGTGCAGTCTCACCATTAAATTTAACAGCACCAATGGGTCTGAAAGCTGGATTATTTGGGTCAAAATCTTCAATATCAACATCAAGACGAAAACCAAATAATTTTTGAATAGTATCAACTTTCATTTTAGTGGCATTGGCAAGAACACGACAAGCTTTATGTGTAGGTGCAGCGCAGACAATCATAGACCTTGTATAACGACAATGTTCAATAACATATTTCATAACAAAAGTCTTACCAACGCCACCAGCTCCGCATAAAGCTTGTACGTTATTACTTGTAGAAAACGGAGAAGCAATAAAGTCTATAAGATTATCAACAGCCTTTTGTTGCCCTTTATTAAGAGTAACAGTTTCTTGATTTCTTTTACTCGGAACAAACTCCATTATCTATATTTATTTCTTTTTCTTTATTAATATATTCTTCATATTCTTTATAAGCATCAGATATTTCTCTTACATCAGAAGGATTGTAACGAACAATAACATGAAAACGAACAATACCAAAATTATCCTTAATCAAATTACCTCGTACAATAAGACCATCAGCAATAGCAGAATAGAATTTCTTATTCATACCAATTCTACTTTCTTTATCTCGAATAATCTTAATACGATGTCCATATTTATCTTTACCACGAAAATAAACAGTTTTACGTTTAACTGTTTTATGGCTATCAGGGTCAAAGAAATAAGAACTATTAAGTCCAAGATAAGGATTATTGATATAACATTTAAGAACTCCATCAACAGTAATAACTTTACCTGTTACATCTCTTGCTATTACATCATTTTTCTTAACAGGAGCACGCTTCTTAGGTTGAAGCGCAGATAAAGAGAAATTAAACTTAACCATGACTTTAACGTTTACGAGCCATAATCTTGTTTACTTTAGCAGCAAGAATGTCTTTAGGTTTATGCTTGATATTTACATCAGCAGAATCATCAGCATCGTCTTTCTTTTCTCCTTTACGGGGGGCAACATTAGCTTTATAAATTTTCTTATACCCACAATGATTGCAAAGAAAATCCAGCTTGCCATTAGTACCATTACCAAAAGGAATACCATTAGCAATAGTAATAACTTTAACATTAGTATCAATGCTGATACCAGACATTCTTTTAAGAACGTTAATAACTCCAACTTCGTCGTATTTTCCCATAACTTTACATTGGTTAAATTAAACATATATAAATAATAAATAAGCCGCAATTACGGCAATAATAATCCAAATGCTTTGAGCGTCATACTTATTGTCAAATACATATTCGTTTACAAGACAAATATTAAGACAAACAAGAATAACAATAATATCGGCAATAGTATTCATAATAATACGATTAACCTCCCCCGTAGAGGATGAACAACATCAACTCATCTTATCAACAATTATATCAGCAATAGTAACAGCAAGATGAATAATAGCTGCAATAATAACAATAATTGTAATTGCAGCTTTAATCCAGAACTTTATTTCCCATCTCATAATCCACGACCATTAAAAGAAATAACAGTAGCGTTTTCTTCAATAGAATAAGTAGATTTAACGAGGTCAATAACAACAGGAGCACCTTTAATATTATTGTTGGCAAAATAACGAGCAGCAACTTTTTTACAACTTTCTTCTGTTTTACCAAGAACAATAATAACAACACTCGCATCACTGGTAGAGGAATATATCTTCATCATAATATTAAAAATTTAAAGATTCAACAAGAGCAGGAAAATCACAATCAATTTTAGTAAGATGATAATTATCAAATTTATCTTTTATACTGGCATTAATATCATCATCTACTTTTTTGATAGATTCTATAACTTTAACGTAAAAAGATATATTATTAACTATCTTATAAGCATCGGCAGGTTTAAAAGCACAAATATAATAAATATAAGTAAGAATTAGTTTAACTCCTTCTATCAAAGCATCTGTTTTGGTAACATAATAAACTTCAGTAATTGTTATATTTTTAATTTCTTTATTGCCCGAAACATTAATATTAAGAATATAACAATCATCTTCTTTATTAGCAGTACACCAAATACCAAAATGAGAACGAAAGAAATCAACAACTACTTCTATATCGTCAACATTACGTTCCATAAGAGCATTAAGCATAATATTAATCTTAATGTATTTCTTATAATCATAACTAAAACTAAACATAACTTCGTATTATATAATAAGAAAATAACGTATTTTAAGCCTCGCCATGCGATTTTTATTCGAGAACGATAGATTAATAATTTCGATATAGAAAATCGTATGACGAGCAAAAGAAGCCTATCTACGAAGATGTGGCGGTCTGCTTAAGTACTTCTCCGAAATGCAGCTTATCACTAACTGTGGAGCAGTACGAACACGATAAAGAACTTTATCAGCATCTTTAGCAAGACTACGGTCTTCGATAATTCCAAAACGTTTTTCGGGTATTACCCAAACAACATCGCCGACTTTATAAGCAGCCATATCTTCAACGGCTTTTTCTCTAACATCAGCATCAATAATTTCTTCAATATTATCCATAGTTATTCAGATTTTTGTTCAAGAGATTCATAAAGAGCTTCATTTTCTTTAATAAGTTTAGCGTTAAAATCATTAACCTCTTTAGAAACAGCAACAGTTTTAAGCATAACCTTATGGTTTTCTTCTTGAGCTTTATTAATCATATTAATATAACCATACATACAATTATAATAATCACAAAGCGTATTGATTCTTCGATACAGATGTAATATAAACACAGACAAAGAAATTGTTGTCAACGATAACGCCAATATCGCTGACAATAAGAATTTAGGATTTAAAATAGTTTGTTCCATAAATATATTTATTAAGTAAATAATAATTAGCAATAACAAAAAAGCCAGCACTATTCTCTCGAACGGCACTGGCTGCATGACAAAACAGATTTGTAAACAAGGTTTACATTCAACACAAGTAGTATTGTTATAACTAACCTTTTAAACTCTAAGACAATGAACTAAATAACGATTAACAAGAACCTATTTAGCTGCAATCACCCCCCCGTAGAGGATGAAAAGCTTCATTGTTTCGGCTTCAATTCGCCATCATCAGTTAGAGAAAGAATAATAGCACTATTCTCACGAACTGTGCTATTCAGTTGTTAATTTTAAACACATGGAAAACACAATACATTTTCTATATCAATAGTTAAAGCATGACTATCAATGGCATGTCCAATGTACGACATATCGTTATTCATAGAATGATGATTATTATTAAAAATACTACTATTCTCACGAACCGTAGTATTAAGAGAAATAATTAAATTCAGAACATTACTATTCTCACGAACAATAACGTGACAAATCCATGTAGAAATTTTATGACAAACAGATTGTTATTTATTAGCTCTACGAGCAAGTTCTTTTTCCAAATCTTCTTTAGAAATACCGGAAAGGTCAACATTTGTATTAGTTTTTTCTCGAAGACTATCAAGACGTTCACGATAAATACCATCAAGAGTTTTCAAATCTTCTTCAATTATAACATTGATATTAGTATTCCAATTCTTAATAAGTTTATAATTGATATAGAAAGCCTGAATCAAATTATCAAGAGCATCAATACTAACATCTTTTGCAAACCGAATAGTTTCGTGAATACTAAGAACTCGTTTAAGAACATCAAAATATTTTTCTTTTTCAAAGATAAGTTCTTTTTGTTTAGCAACAGTTGGCGCTTTAAAATTTTTAGCAGTTATAAGAACCTTTTCAGATTTATCATTAATTTCATTAATAAGCCTTTGACGTTCTTTTTCAACATCAGCTTTATTACAATTATCGCAATCACCGTCACAACCAATCAATTCACAAGCAATCGCAGCAGCAATTTTATTAAGTTCTTCTTTTTTCATATCAATATAAGTTTTAATTTAATCGTAAAAACCAAAATCATTACTATAAGGAGTATCATCTGGCATAATTCCATTATATTCAGAACTGTTATCTAAATCAGTATTAACAAGTTCAGCATCAATAGCAATACCAACGATATTATTATCTTCTTTTTGAGGTGGAATATAAACTATTTCCATAAATAGAAGCAATTAGAGTACTGCCCCGATAAAGAATAACATTATCAAATTGAGAATGAAATAAAGCAGGTTATTCAGCTTAGGTTATCCTCTACGGGGCAGGTGAACAAACTATTCGTTAATTGTTATTACTAAGAATATCTTCACCGTGAATATCATTATCAACAAAGAAGTTTTCAAGAACAACTCCAGCATCACGAGCTATATCCTCGAAACTCTTAGTGAAAGAACGGATAAAGAAAGCTTCTGTATAAAGAAATTCTTTATTAAGACCATTTTCTTTAAGTTGAAACTTATTCCAAAGGAAATTCACATAGCATTTGCTATCTTGTTTAACAAGACCACTTTCTCTTGCAGCTGCAATAATATTCTTAGCAGTATGCCGACGAATATCGCAATTGAAATTAAGAAAAGCAGCAATCTTAGCAGTGCTTTCAGGAACACCTTTAGGAATAATAGTTTTTCTGTCTTGTGCTTTGTTACTTGGTTGATTAACAGGAGCAGCAGCTGTAACAACAGCAGCTTCATTGGTAGGAACTTTTTCTTCCATAACAGTAAAATTTAAAAGATTAATATTATTATTAGTTTTATTATCATGGCAACAAATATAGAAAGCATATATGTATAACCAAAACAATATAGGAAATTATTTATCAAATTGTTATTAATATTGATAATAGTGTTAGCGACAATGATACAAATGCTTAGTATCAGTAGAATAAATCTTATTCGTAGCAAGACTACAAAAATTATAATAACAAAGATAAATATAACGATGTTAATCATAATCTTATAGAGAATGCTATTAATGAAGATAATCAAACTAATAAAGCTAATCTTATTGAAGCTAATAATAAGGCTCGATGAGGCTCTTATTGAGGCTAAGCCTAATCAAGATGAACGTAATAAAGCTAATAAAGCTATGTTTAATGCCAATAGACAAGCTGATAGAGCTACAAATGTAGATGCGCTTAATAAATATAAGGCGGTTACTGGTCAAGCTAAAGCTAAGCTTGCAGATAGACGAGCTAATAAAGCTACAAAAGCGGATACGAGAAGAGGTGAGAGAAAGGCTAAACAAAAGGCTAAAATAGAGAATAAAAGAGAGGCTAAATGTAGAAATTAGAATGAGAATATAAGAGGGAATTAGAATAAGGGTAGAGGGGAAAATAAATCTGGGAATGTTAGAGGGAATGATGAACAAGCTACAATATGAAATAAGAATAATGATATAAAAGAGAAAGTTAGAAAAGGTAGAGGGGAGAATAATTTTGGTGATAAAGAAAGGAATGGTTGGAGAAAGGAGTGGGAAAGGGAAGTACAGCCAGACCAACAGCCACACTTACATCCTTAATGTTCCAAATTTCATCAACAACTATACAATCATATCCAAATACATTATTCTTATGTTCCAAATTTAATACTCTTAATCGGCATCATAATCTCAATAAAGCTCATCAGGAGCATCATTATTAACACCTCTAAGCTCAAATATTCTTCCATTAGCATCCTTTCTAAACACTCTTCTATCACTCTTATCCTTACCTTTACCCGCAGCATCAACATTAACTATATAATTAGCATCAGCATTAGCTACACTATCGGCATCATCATCAAGCTTATGAACAGTTTTAGCACTCCAAATATAATCTTCAATATCAATTATTCTTCCAGCAGTAACAAGTTTAATAATATCATCAGCAGCTTTGATACAATCTATTTTACCATGAACAGCATCAGTTATAATATCAATAGCAGCTATACGAAGAGATTTATATCTTTTAGCAAGAGCTTCTTCGACAGCAAGACTACGCTCAATGGCAGTATCAGATTGAGCATCTTGACAAGGAGTATTAACAACAACGTCAATAACTTTAGCAACAGCATCTGTGTCAGCGTTAGCGACAAGAGCTTTACTCAATATATCTTTCATATTTGTTAATTTAAAGGATTATACGACCACGACCATCAACAGCAACTTCCATGTCACCATAAATATCATTATAAAGTTCACAAAATCTATTAAAATTACCAAGAAAAATATCATTATGATTAATAACAATAATATGTTTTTTATTGGTAAGTCTAATAAGATTATGTTTCTCAAGTTCAACAACACCTCGATAATAATTACGAGAATTAGATACAGCATATTTATTATTGCTAATATCAACAAGATTACTATTGGCTTTAAGATTATCAAGAATGCTGCCAACTATACAAAGAGCTTGAGCACTTATATTTATTAAACAATAATTCCAATGATAAGAAGTTTGAATAAAACTTTTTTCTCTTTTAATTCTATCAAAAGTAATAGTTGTACGATTAAGATAATCAACAATAATATCTTTTTGAACATGTTCTTTGTTAACAGCAAAAGCAGTAGGAACAATATTACAAATGATTTCTTCATTCTTTTTAATACTGCGAACATTAGCTTCTTTATAAGCAGCTTTACGGGTCTTAGTGAAATTAACTTTAGGCATTTGACTTAAATTTTACATTAAACATACATATTTGAAATAACAATGCAAATATAAGATATGTTTGCGTCAATCTTGCTATTATTGACAATATTATTATTGATATGTATATTTATATATGTATAAAGATTCTGCTTACAATTTATAATATGCTATATATCAACAATTTAACCGCAAATCGAGTGACGTGGATAAGTCACTGGAAGCATATTGCATGCTCTCCCAGTGACGTATCTAAGTCACTAAACTTTGCATCAATAATGACTTCTTTAGCTTAAGCATTATCTGCAACTTGCATCCAAGTATTATTATGCCATTCAAATGTAGCATCATTAACATCAAGACGATAGTTAAGACGATTGTCATCTGTTACATGATGATAAACAGCATTATCGTCAACTTCATGATACTCGGTATGACCGTCAAGATAGAGGAATGTTTCTTTTTTCATTGTTGTAAGAGTTTAATGATTAGTATTATTAAGTTTATCAGATTGAGCACAATCATCTGAATGATGAGCATGAAAAAGCTTATCAGATAGGTCACAATCGTTTGCCATGATATTTAGCTGCTGATGAATGAGAGTTTCCGCACGAATAGCTTGCTCACGTTCACGAAGAACACGAGCAAAACTACTATTCCATATATGATTTACACCATACAAATAAATAAGCAAACATAAAGAAAAGCACAGCGCCAAATACAAGAATGCAAGAACTACAAAAGCTAAGCATTGAAAGATGTTCAGCAAAGAACACAAGCAAATAAAGACCAACAAGAACAAAAACAATAGCAACTATACTAAGAATAGTTTTACGAGTTTTTAAAGTAAGCATAATAATAAAGATTAAAAGGTGAATAAAAGGGGGAGAGAACTCCCCCAAATAGATTAAAATGGACTTTCAGCAGTAGAAGCAATAGAAGCAAGCAAGGAAGCACGTTGTACTTTAGCTGCTTTAGCTGCTTTGATTTCGTCTAACATCATCTTGCGCAGCTCTATTGCCATAGCCTTGTATTCTTCCAATAGCATTACATCCGTTGGTTCGTAGACTTCGATAACATGATAAATATATCTATCATAGTCTTTAACACCATATTCGTTTGCATTACGGGTAAACGGATTAGAAGCAACAACACCAGCGGGAACAAACTCCGCCAATATCTGTATTTCCATTCCGCAGAAAAACGGCTCTGGCATTCCTGCCGCAATTGCGTTCTCTACCATGCTAACAAAGCGCCCGTAGAACGGATGCCTACGCATCAATGCCGTAAGTTGATATTCGGACACTTGTAGCGACTGTGTAAAGCCCATTTGCCGGCTACCGTCTTTCTGTGAAATGCTTGCTTTTACGGGCTTGTTGAGCAACAACATTAAGTTGTTGTACTCGTGTCCATTTTCGGCAACACGTTCGGAAGCATTAATACCGTTGATAGTAACACGAGCAATAAAGTTTGCGTCGTTGGCTTTCATTTCGGCAATAATTTGCTCACGTGTTTTAGCACTTGCAGAAAGATTTTCATCTGCACCACCATTGTTTGCAGCTTCTTCGGCTGCTTTTCTTGCTTCTTCTGCTGCTTTCTTTGCAGCTTCTTCGGCTTGTTTAGCCGCAATTTCGTTTGCTGTTGGCATAATAAATAAATTTGTTAGATTAAGCCCTTTAATATTGGCAAGCGTGGTAAGGACTGATAACCTGCGCTTGACGACAACAAATCTTTTGTTCGTTGTCGAGATATTTAGATGCTGATGAATGAGAACTCGTAGCTTAGGAGTTTGCTTAGGCTAAGCAAAAACTTCTCGAAAAATATAATAAACAAATCTATCAATAATAATATAGTCCTAATAAACAATGACGGGGGTGTCAAGACGAAGCACAAGTACCGGGGGTTCATACCCAGTACCTTCGCTTCCACACTCACTTGCATAAAATTTAACCTATCCACTAAGACCGTCTTTCCTATTAACAGCCTTACAAATATCATCTTTATTATTCCTATTAACATCGTCACACTCTCTCATATAAAAATTTAGCCTATTACAAAGAAGTTCATTCTCATTAACTTTCTTACCAATATTAAGAAGCCTATTATTTTCTCATCTTCTTTTGTATCTCTTTTAACTTCTGTAACTTAATCATATCTTGTATCTTATTAAACTCTCTTTACTTTATCAGCTTTATTAGCCTCATCATCTCGTCAATTCTTATCTTTAACACAATAAAAAACGCCAGCCTTATCAAGACCAGCGTTACTATCATTTATCAATCTTTCTAAAATTAAACTTTATCTTTTTACCGTTATTATCTCTTATAACAGGTTTGGAAACAGGTTTAGGAGTAACATCAATAGGTTCTTCTTCGGCTTTAAATTGAGCTTTATTAATCTTAATCTTTTTAAGAGCACTATCTTTATTTTTATAAACACTATAATGATAGTCTTTACCAACCTTTCTTCCAATAACAAAAGTATTACACATTATACGACCATTAACAGAAACTTGTTCAGTTCCGCCAATATAAGTATCATAAACTTCAATAAAACGTTCTATACTACCTTTAAATATATAAAGAGGATTAACACAATAAAGACCATTATATTCAATACGATTTATAATATTAAGATTAGTAAGATGAGTAATAGCAGGATAAAATTCTCTTGGATAAACTTTAATACGATTAAGTCTACCAGCAAGTATTTCAGGAGAAAGAGGAACAACATTAGATTGATAACGAATAGTTTTAGAAATATAAGCAATCATAGCACGCTCTATAACATTAAAATCAACCATATAACTCATAATATCGTGATTAATAAGAAGATGATTATGAAGAACACTACGTTTTTTAATAATATCATAATTGCCAGCAGTAGCAACAAGATATTCTCCAGTAGCATTAGAGGCAATTTTGTTAGGCATAGGAAGAATAATAGAAGGATTACTCTCATCCTCAAAGAGAGCATGTTCGAGAACAGCTCTATTAGCTTTAAAATACTCCATATTATAGTACATTTTTTGTACTAAAGTTAGCGAAAAATAGGCAACTTTAGTACAATAGTTGTGTACTATTTTTTAAACATAAATAGCTGATTATTAAGTATTTATATTTTTCTCTTATTATATATAATATATAGTATATATACATATAATCAATAACCGGAGCATGTTCGTAAGCATTATTTTTATATTATATAATGTAGTTATCACGATATAGACGTTTCTGCCAATCTTGACGTTATTGATGATATTGCCGCACTCACACCCCGTAGAGGATTGAACTACGAGTTGGTCTTGATATTAAAGCTGCTATTGTTTCTAATGCTATTAAAACTATTAAAGCTCTTATTATTCCTGTTATTAAAGCTGCGTTAAGCATTGCATAGCTGAATCCTTTACGGGGGGTGAATGTGCCTATATCTGCTACTCCGTTTCTCGTTCTTGTTATTGTTGCATTTCTTGCTCTTATTGCTGATATTAAAGCTGCTCAACACGTGTGCTTGCTGGAGCAATTTTGGGCATAAGAAGAACGAGCCAA